TTTAAAAAATCATCTAATTTAATAATTGCTACTTTGCTATAAGGATAATATAGATTAGAAAGATCAAAGTGAATTTTCATAAAATCAGGAATATTAAACCAATTTATTAATCTTAAATAATAAGCTCCAGTTATTGTAATAAGAGGTAATTTTCTTTCTCTTCTAAATATTAATATTGGTTCTCTTTGAGATATTTCGGCGTCTATTACACATTGATTCCACATTTGAGCAAACATTGGTTCTTGTGATTTTGAATCCAATAAATCAAGAATATCCCAATTTGTGACTTTCTTTGTTCCATCTTTGAGTTTAGATTTGGATTGATATCCTGTTTTGCATTCGATTGACCATTTTTTTATTAATGAATCACCTTCTTTGCAAGTTGCAGCTATATCTCCATATTGCCCTTCAGTGGTCTTCTTTGATTTACTTCTTTGTGTTGCTCTTGCACCAGATGATTGACTGCGATAAAAAATGTCGTCCCTTTTATTTTCTGTGAACCATAAAGAGAGTTTAACTGCTATTTCTCTTTCAAAATTTCCACCTTTAGATTTTCCACTCATGATTTTTTATTCCTTATTTCTTATTTCTTATTTCTTATTTTTTATTTTTTATACTTTATACTTTAAATACAAATTACTTCTATCCTTTATTTCGGTTGGAAGATTTTCTCCCAAAATAAAATTTGAAATGAATAAAGTCATTTTATTACAACAATCAGGGCAATCTGAAGGACTGATTTTTTTAATTCCATTAGTAGAAGGCTCAAAACTAAATACTTCATTGCATTGAGGGCAAAACATAGCTTTATCTATTTTCATTTTGTTCCATCTGCGACAATTGTAATCTATAATTCAATATCTTTACCAATTTTTCTTTTTCGACAGAATAAGTAGATTCTTCTTTCCGTTTTAATAATTTTTCATTTAAATTACGTCTATATTTGAAATAAACTATAGATTTATCTTCATCCATTCCTTTCCACAACATTCCCCAATACCAAGTCCATATTGCTGTAAAAATAACAGCCCATCCTACAAGAAAAGGTAAAAGAATAAAAAAGAAATAAAATACTATTATTTGATTATCTATGTTTTTTATTATTTCTATCATTTTTATCCTTTTTATCCTTTTTAACAATATAACCATTCGCATCTTTTATTGTCATATTTACATAAGGTGACACATAAAGCTGGACAAGGCAATCTACTAATATGTTTTTTAATTTGTAAAGCATCTTGTCCATTTCTTATCATAGTTGATTGCCGTATTTTACAAGGTTTTTCATTCTCTATAATTTCGTCATAAGTAATAATCTTCATATTTAAAATGGTATTAATTCATCACTTTGTAATGGATTTTCTTTATCATATTCTAAATGACACCATCGGCAAAATAACTCAAATTGTTCTGGATTTCTTTCAACTGCTAATAATCGTTTTCTTTTTCCTCTTCCTTCGCCAAATCTTAATCTAAATCCCACTTTATGGGCAAATTGTAATACAACTATTTCGTTTTTTTCTTTTTCTATTTTTTTTATATCTCCATTTTTAGCCCTACATTTTTTACATTCGTCGCCAAAAATTCTTAATAATTTTTCTTTTTTCTTTCTAAGATATCTGGCATTTGTTGATTCATATATTGATATTGATTCAGTCATTTTTATTATTGATTTATTCTTTAATAATATTTATACTTGTGATATAGATAATACCATTATGTCTATATCCTTCTACAATTCCATCTTCTGTATTAAACGAAAAATATTCTCCAAAAAGTCTGGCCTTAAAAAGTTGCCAGCGTGTTGCTGAGCATTTAATTTCTTTGTCAAAAAACTTATCGTTAAAAACTGGACTAAAAAGTGGCATTTTTATTTCTCATTTAAAAATTGTTTTGTTTTTTCTTCATTTAAAAGATTATTTATTTGTAAAAAAGAAATAAAATTCTCATAACTATCAGAGGCAAAAATTTTCTTTTCTTCAATGATTTTATATCTCCATACTTGATATTTTTTTACTAATTTTAATCTATCGCTAAATAAAATCATATCAAAACTTTCCTTCAACAACAATATTTTGAAAAGTATTATCAATTGCTGTTTGAAGATATGAATCTAATTCTTCAATTTCTTTGGGTCGTTCTTTGTAATTCATAATTATTTTTATTCCATTATGTTCAAATTCAATAGGTTTTGGCCATAATTGATTTATAAGAATTTTCTGCTCTATAATATCTTCTATATATCTATGAAATGCTGTTATTCGATATCTATATTCTTCTGGATGAATTAATTCTGATGTATTTGAAATTGTTGTTTGTTGTATATCTTCATTATTGTCAATTATTTTATTGTCCATATCATCTCCTTAAATAAAATTGTTAAAAGAAATATTTCATATTTCTTGGAGAATCAAATATTGTCTTTTTTGTTCTATACTTTATTTCTAATTCTCTTACAAATTCATTAAGCTCTTTTAAATTTTGAAAGTCGGCTTCTATATGCTTAATTAATCCACCATTAAAACGAGAATAAATTAAAATCATATGTGGTTTTTTAAAATGAACATCAATGCCTAAGTTGACGATATCATGATAATGTTTGTCAATCTCCTCTATTCCTAACCATGTTCTTAGCTTTCTTCTTATCCAGTTCATTTAAAATTACCTTTATCTCCCATTATCTCCCATTCATTAAATTAAATGCTTTTCTCCATTTATTCATGCCATCCTCGGAAACGAAACTCCGACAACCATATTCTATAAATTGATCTTTAAAATTAAAAGCATAAAAAACTTCTTCTTTATAAAATTCATTTTTATCTTCAATAATATTAATTGGCCTGTCTCCGTTAAATGGCAAATGAGTTAATTCCATACAATGATCGATTTGTATTTTTCCAATTTCAGAATCTATTTTTTGCTTAATTGCTCCTTCCTTTAAAACTCCATTGATATATTTAATTGCTGATTCTGGGCCTACTCCAGGGATGCCTCTTACATTATCAGAAGTACATCCTCCTATTGCTTTAACTCTTGACCAATCAGTTGGTTTAAGGCCATATTTTGTTGTAAAATCAGTTTCTGTAAAAACAATTTTTTTAGCTAAATTATAAATCTTTACAGGGCAATTTTTAGAATCTGTCAATAATTGTAAAAGATCATCATCTCCAGTTGCAATAATATAATTATCTGGACAACGATATACAATCCATGCAATTAAATCATCTGCTTCATAACCAGATTGCAAAAATATATTTTTGAATCCCATTGCTGGCAAAATTTCATTTCTTAATAAATCAAATTGGATATGTGCATCTTCAACAACGGTCCTTTGAAGTTCTGACATATCCCCTCTATTGCCTTTGTATTCTGGTTCAATTTCTTTTCTATATGAATGTCTTGAGTCCCAACAAAATATGAATTGGTTGGACTGAAACTTTTCTGCTAGTTTCAATATTTCAGAAAGAAAGCCAAATATAACACCTGTCTTGCTTTGGTTGTGTGACAATTCTCCAAAGCTGAATAAAGATCGATAGGCAAGTCCGTTACAATCTATGATTATACGTGGCATTATTGTCCTTTAGTAGATATTATTATATTTTTAATCCATCCATATCTCTTAAAAATATTTTACGTTCTTTTATTGTTTCCAACATATTTTCTGGAAAAGTGCCTGTATTTGCACCAAGCAAACAATAAAAATTCATTTTTCCACCACTCTCAAAATTAAGTAATCCTCTAGCTGATATTCTGGAAACTCCGTTAGTGCCAATTACAAACACTCTTTCACCTGTTTGATACTTAAATTTATTTTTCATTTTTCTTCCTTTCTTTTTATTATATATTACTTTTATCAAAATAACAACTTTAACTTTGAAAAACTTTTATTATTTTATCCTCACATATCATATATTCAATTGCTTTTATTTCATTACGATTTATTTTTATATTTTCAAATAATTTTATTTCTATTGGATTGATAAATATTTCTACTTCGGTTTCTATAAGTTCTTCCCATTTTTTATTAAATTCTTCATTGGCAACTGGAGCAGCATATATATTTTTTTCTACATCTTTTACTCCATATTGCTTAATTAATTCTATTCTTTTTTTTCTCTAAAGGATTAATAGAATTTTGGACACTATGGATATTTTTATTCAGCCAATATTGAGCCTTAAAAGGGATTTCTAATTTCATTATTTTGTTGATAATAGGCCAAGAAATTAATAAATCTTTATATTTTACTATTTTATTTTCTCCTACCATAATTTTCTCCTTTGTATTTAAAATATTTTATTTAATATCAATATCAAATTGCTTTCGGTATTTAAGTTCTTTTTCAATCAATTCAAAAAGATCAATAAATTTTTGTTTAAACCATTGTTCTCCTTTAAGATATTCTAAATACCAATTTGGGACATCGCATATTAAAATGTCTTTATACTTGCCAAATGGCAATGGTTTATCTTCATATTTCCTCATATAATCTCCTTTTAATTTAAAAAGGAGCAGGTGGAACTCTCCAACATTATATTGTTTTCCAATATAATGTTAAGGTAATGGAGAGTTGCCTCCACCTGCCTTTATATTTTTGGCATTATATAATCTTAATAAAGCATTAAATGCGATTTGAGCTAAATGATAACAACCAGTCTCTTCATCAATTGCCAATGGGTCTATTTGACAAGCTTCAAGATGCCTCATTAAAGCATCATAAAATCTTCTATCTGAATCATCAAATGGTTTTAAACAATTGAATATTTTATATTTCTTTTCTCCAGCAATACAAACATCAGCCAATGGTTTTAACAATACAAGAGGCATTGGATACCATTGTTGTTTATTTTGATCATTTTTTAATCCTTTTTCGATCATTTCTAAAACCTTGATTTTCTATCCGGTGCAATTGCTGATTCAATTTCATTCCATTCTTTTTCAACCATATCTATAATGATATCTTCAAGGTCATTATCTTCTATATATTTAATAAAATCTGCACGATTAAAATCTTCTCCGTCAAAATTAATTTTTTTAACTTCTGGACCATAATACCAGTTTATCATTGATCCAAGATCATCTATACCGTAGTCAAATAATATTACAGTTTCTGCGTCCCTAAATGGTTTTGCTACTTTATTGCGTTTAAATTTGGCTTTCATACGAATACCATAAACACGTTCTTCACCACGAAAAGTTTTTTTAAGCTTCTCAACTTCGGCAAGCCAGGGAACTTGATGAGTGTAAAAATTTAATGCATCTCCTCCAGAACGATAATGCTTTTCTCCAAAAGTTACCCCTATTTTACTTCTGGTTTGTGAAATAATTACTAAAGTAATATCTTTGCCAGTCATAAGGTCACAAGCATTATTAAAAAATTCTTTGCTGGCATAAGCGGCTTTATCCGTGTTATAACTCCCTGTTTCTTTTGCCTTCCCTTTTATTGCTGCTTCTTCAAATCTTTGTTGGGATACTTCTGAATTTAAAGAATCCCAAGAATCAACAACATAAATTACACAATCTCCTTCTTTGTGTTCAAGGCATACTTTTCCGAAATCTCTCCCAAATTCTTCAACAGTGGAAATATCATATATCCATTCAATATTTTTGACAAATTCCTCTCCATACATTTTGTCGATAGGAAAATCCATTACTCTTTCTCTATTAAGATATTTGATTTTTAAGTTTTTTACAAGAGGAAATATTTTTGATATTTTCTTTTTAATGTTGTAAAAAGCATTAGCGCAAAGTTCCAAGGCAAGTAATGTTTTACCACTTGAACCATCTCCAACAGGATTAACAATTCTACCTCTCGCCCATCCACCATTTTTACCTTTACCTGAAGCTGCAATATTAAACATTGTTGATCCTGAAGATAGAAATTCAACACGTTCATCATCTTTTATCGGGATATTATTTTTGATACTTTCTGCTTGTTCTGACACTTTGCTTTTTGCCATTTATTATTTCTCCATTTTTTTTATTTATTTTAAGTTGGAACGTGGCAGGATTTGAACCTGCTAAAATATAAGCTTAGAAGCATTATAATATCTGGCCTACGCCTTAGACACAAATATGACCTCTCTTTTTTGTGAATGGTATAACATACGATTTATACCTCGACTTAATGTGTTCCCACCACCATCGCACGTTCCAAGGATAGAACAGGATTTGATACCTATACTCGCCACACGCACCTTTTAGTGTTAGGACTTAATCTAACCTCTCAAAAGTTTGACGACATACGTGTGTTCTGTCTGCGTCTGTACTCTTCCGCCACCTATCCATGCAAAATTATGCTCTTCTCCTTCTTCGAGTTTCTCCTGAAGGTGCTTCTTGCTCAGGAGTTTTTTCAGGAGCTTTAACTTCTTCTTTATTTGAAGTTGTTTCGAGAGCAATATTCTCTCTTGCAGCCCTTGCACAATTTTTCCATTCAGGACATGGTTCGCAATCTTTCGGGAATTTATCAATTTCTTTTCCATAAAGATGACCGGAAGGACAAGGATTGCTTGCTTTTTCTTCTGGTTTTGTTTCAGCAGCTTTTTCTTCTGCAACTTTTTCAGGAACATCGGCAGGTTGATTATCGAAACGACTCTTTCTTTCTTCTTTTGGTTTTTCTTCTTCCTGCCTTGAATCATTTCTTAAACTTCTTTCTGAAGGCTGATGATCTCCTTTACCATAATAATATATTTGAACTTCTTCATAAGAAGGAATATAAATCAACTCGTCTAAGGTAAATACTTTAGAAAGTAAAGATTCAGGAATAACAAATCCTTTTGGCCTGTCTACAAATTGATGTAAAATAAATTTTGTATTTTCAGTTGTACCTTCTCTCTTAAATTTAATTGACTTGCCATCTACAGGATCTGTAAAATCAATCAAAGGATTAAGCCCTTCCATTCCAGGACGGATACAACCCTTTGCCATTTCCCTCAAATAATCTTCCATTAAATATGAAGATGTATGGAATACTTGCACTCCTTTTGCCTCTTCTTCTTTACTGTCACAACAAATAACATTGTAAATGACACGAGGATTACGAGCAGGACTTAACGATTTTAATGTATCTTTATCCGCTCCATCTCGTTGTCTTTTTGCGAAGACTTCAGCAATTGGATCAGGCAAACCAAATGTTTTTCCTAATGCAAGAATTGGACCTTGCCCTGCTCCAACATTGCTATAATAATAAAATTCATAACAATAATTTGGTTCTCCTGGGCATTGATCATTTTTTCCTGCAATGTAATCAAGAATATCAATTGTGTGATATCCTTCTCCACATTTCATAAATGGAATAGTGATATCTTTCCTAAATAGAGGAGAATAATACCCTCCCTCTTGTTTATTTTGATTTTCTTGCATTCGCTTTTTAAATCCCTCACGCATTTCTTCACGACTTTTTCTTTGCATTGACATAATTATTTCTCCTTTTTGATTAATTATTTTAAAATATTGGTTTTACTTCTGGTCCTTTTTCTTTTTCAAAATCAGGTTGTTGCATCACGGGAATTTCAGAAATAATTTGCAATCTATTTGTGTCCAACCAAAGAGAGCTTTTCATTTCTCCTTTTCCTTTATCAAAGCCAGGATTGATAAGTGCTTGAACACAACCATAAAGATCAAATGAAATTGAAGTTACTATTCCTTTAAATCCAGTAACTTTATCCTCTGCTTGCAACCCTAATAATTCTAATTGTTCATTTATCATAATTATTTCTCCTTAATAGTTTGTTTTTATATTCTTTATAAAAAGACATCCTTCCTTGAAGGACGCTTTTTGTAATTCCAAAAGCAATAACTCTTATAAAGACATATATAATTATTCCACTATATACAGTAGCAAGAAAAATCATAATTGGATTTTCTAATACTAAATTAATCATAAATTATTTTACCTTTTCTAGTTTAATTATTCTTGAAGTTGAAGTGTCATTATTCATTTTCCGATATTCGATTTTTAGTCCTTCCCAATAAAGATGTTATGTGTTTTTCTATTTGTTGTGAAAAAGCTTCTACTACTGTTCTGACTTCTTTTTGATCCACTTCACTTTCATTTATTGATAAAGTTTTAATTTCAGATGGTTCTTTACAAACAACATTTTCATGAGATGTCCCTATTCCAATTTCCATTTTATAAATCATTAAATTTTCCTCCTTTGTTTTATTGCCTCTCTTTGCTTTTCGTAATCAGCTTGATTAATATCTCTTGGATCAGAAAATAATCCAGTTATAATGCCTTCTTGTATTTTTTCAAGAGAATTTTTCCTTGTCATAAAATTCCATTTTGCACTGTCCATTACAGAAGCATTTTCTTTTGCTGCAATTAGTTTTTCTGATATTTCTTTATATTCTGGGTCAGTTCTAATAAATGCTTCAATCATTGTGTCTGTTACTTTGACTTTTTCTTCCTCAAGATTTCTGCGATATTTTTTATAAAGTTCTGCTTTGAGTATTTTTCTTTCCAATTCAACGTCTTCATATTCTCGTTGAGCAGTTGCAGCTCTCTCTGCCCAATACATCGCTTTTTCAGATTGTTGAATCCATTCTTCTTCAAGTTGAAATTTATTGATTTTTAATTCTTCATAATAATTACGTTCTTCAGACATATTTATTTCCTATTTTTATTTTTAATTATTGTTGAGATAATTGGGAATAAAACAATAATTGCAAACACAAGAAAAATAATAATTGGAAATAAATTCCAACCAAACCATGCCAAAAATGCTGTTTTTATCGTTTCCATTTTTATTCCTTTACACTTATATTATATAATAACTTTTTAAAATCATTAAAATTAAATTTTATTATGCCTTTATACTCATATAGCAAGCCAAAGAAAGTCCTGCTCTTTTTGTATACATAAAAGTATCCATAAAATTCAACATAATCATTGCAGCTTTTTCTTGTTGCTTTGTATCTTTAAGTAAAATTGAATTCATTACTCCGAGCATTGAATATCTGATTTGCTCTGGTTCTTCTTTGAGTTCTTTCAAAATAGAACAAATTACGCTCCATTTTTCTTTATTAAGTAATGCCCAGCATAAATCTGTAATTTCTTTATTTTCTTTTGAATAAAGCAAAGAAATAGCTTCTTGCTCATTGGAAATTTCTTTAATCATATCTAATGATATTACCATTTCTCTTGGAATACCTTCACATTTGTCAATAATGGCTTGAATAACATTGCTAGGAACATTTATTTTTTCTTCTTGACAAATCCAATTTAATAAAGTCAAAGAATCTCTTTGATTAAGTGGTTTGACTTCATATTTTGCACATCTTGATTTTATTGTTGCTGGTATTTTATCAATTTCAGAAGAACAAAGAACAAAATAACAATGTTGTGGTGGTTCTTCAATGGTTTTTAGTAAAGCGTCAAAGGCATTCCCAGAAAGTCGATGCACTTCATCTATAATATAGATTTTATTTTTGCTTTTTAAAGGATAAAAACTGGCATTGGTTTTAATTGTTCTTGCATCGTCTACTCCAGTATTGCTAGCTGCATCAATTTCTGTGATATCAATATCGTCAATATCAATTTCATAAGCGATTAATCTGCCAATTGTAGTTTTTCCGCAACCTCGTGGGCCATATAGAAGAAATGCTCTTTTGGTTTTTATCATTGACAAAAGAGAACTTTTTTCTGTTTCCCATCCTATTAACTCATTAAATGAAAGTGGACGGTATTTTAATTCGAGTTCTTTTCTTTCTTCAGACATTTCTTATCTCCTTATACTTATATTATATATTGCTTTTTAAAAATATGACTATTTCTTTTTTATTTTAATAACTTCTTCGGTTTTTATCCATTGAAATTCTATTTTAAGATACTCTAATATTTTTAAAACGGCAGTATTTATTGGGAGATATTTCATTGAACAAAATTTTGTTTCTTTTCCTGGAGGAAATATGGGTATTTCTATTTGATATGAAATAGTATTTACTTTTTCTTCAAGTTCTTTTATTTTTTGCTTCAATAAATTAATATCTTTTTTAGTCTCAAAATATTTTAGAAACATTTCTTTCTCCTTTTCTTCTTTTTAAAAGTTTCATCATAATGATCATACCAATTCTGATTTGGGGTTTTTGAATGAATTGGCACTCTTTTTCTAATAAGCTTTTCTCTATTTTTTGCTAATTCTTTTTTCTTTTCTTTACTGAATTCTTCAGTCATTTTTATTTTCCTTTTTTAAGAAATTTCTACTTTTTCATAAAATCTTATTTGAGCCATTACAGATATACCTCCGCTAGGATGTATATGCAAACAAAAATCAACTCTATCATGACTAACAATTTGAGTTTGTTTTGTTTCTTTTGCAATTTTCATTGCTTCTAAAATATCTTTTTTTAAATCTTCACTATTTTCTTTCGTCAATTCATATGCAGAAATAAGATAATGAAAATGAGATATTTCAATTTTTTCTCCATTATTAATTAATAACATGTGCATTTTTATTTTCCTTTTTTAATTTTAGAAACTTAATCAATACCAGTAATGACAAGTTTATTATCTAATATTTTCCCGAATACAATTTTTCTCATATCTTCCAAATGTTTTCCCTGTGCTGCAAAAGCACCAGCAGAACCAGTGCCTTCTGTTGGCCTTAATCCACAATTCCACAAATCATCCATAAGTGTTTGAGCAGCATCAATTGATAAACTAAAAGTTGGATCAATAGAAATTGCTTTATTAACAGGGTAATCCATTGTTAATGGCCTCCCAAATGCACCATTCTCTTCTGCTAAAAATTCAATTCCTTTACTCCAAGGGGCTGATTGTGCTCTTACTTTAAATTTATTCATTTTTTGTCCTCCTTTTAAATTGAATCTAATTCAACTTTTATCGGTTTATTTACTCCATCTTTAAATGTGGCAAGTAAATTTTTGCCAATTTTAGCTTTTAATATTAACATTTCTCCTAAAGCTTGCAAACTGTCGGCATTGCCTGAAATAATACACTCCTCTCTTCGTTCATGAATAATAATCTTAATTATTTTTTCACTCATTTCAAATCTCCTAACAAAAATATTTTTTCGCTAAAGTTTTTGATGCCGTTTTCAAACGCCACTTTATTATTTGGGTTATGTAATACAGCAGCAGGGTGCAATGCCCAGCATATCCAGCAATTGAATTCTTCATTCCATTCTGTTTTGCCACTTAATTCAGTAATCCCTCCATCTCTTCCTGTAAATGCTTTTATAGAAGTATTGCCAAAAGCTAAGACAAGACATGGTTTAATATTTTCTATCTCTTTTTTTAACCATTTTTTACAAATTTTAATCTGTTCTTTATTTGGAGTTTTTGAAATACTTGGATAACATTTACAACAATTTGTAATATGAAAATCTTCTCTATTCAAATCGTATTTTTTTAATTCTGGCCATAGAATGGCCTTTCCTGCCCTCCCAACAAATCCGTTACCTTGTTCGTCCTCATCTCTACCCGGAGCCTCCCCTGCAATTATAATATTATATTTTCCTGATGAAGGCAAAACAGGGCCAAATTCTGTTTCTCGCCCTAATGGACAATCTTTGCAATCTGGTAGATATTCATAGAACATCCCCTCTTTAAATGTTTTTTCTTTAATTAAAGACAAAGCGTATCTTTCTGAAATATCTAAAGAAAGCCATTTTGGCATATCTTCTTCTGATGGGGTAAAACCTATCTTTTTTATCAGATTAGGATTCATGTCTTTTTTACCATTTTTTATTTTGAAAGAGAAATATTTTGAAATTCCTTCTTCTGGTTCATTACCAAATGCGCCAATTAATTCTAACATTTGTTCAAGTTTACTTTTTTCTTTTGCTTTCTCGACTCTTTTTTTCTTTTCGTCTCCCGTTGTAAAAAATGGCAGAATCAATTCAGTTGCATTCTTTTTCTTTGTTTCTTGTATTTCTGTCTTTTTGAAATTAACACAATTTAAAGCTGTTTTTTCTCCAATACCTTTAATCTCAATGAACGGACAATATAACTTGTTTTCTTTTGCAATCCACTTGTAAGCGTCCGAAATGCCTACTTGGGGTAAAACTACTTGAAGTCCTAATCTATAAGCCTCATCAATCATTTCTTCTTTTTTATCTGATGAGCCATGAGTCAAACTTGCACAAATAAATTCTGTTGGAAAATAATGTTTTATGTATGCAGTCCAGTACCCGAGCATAGCATAAGAAACAGAATGGGACAAGTTAAAAGAATATTGCGAATGTTCTTTTAATCCTTCCCAAAATTCTTCCGCTTCTTTTCTTGATAAAGTTTTTTGTTGTAAACAACCATTAATAAATGAATCTTTAAATGGTTTAAATTCTCTTGCATCTCTTTTTTTAGAAATAATTTTTCTGATTTTGTCGGCTGTTGAATAAGATAATCCGGCAACTTTATTGATAACTTCCATTACTTGTTCTTGGTAGATAATAACACCAAAAGTCTTTTCTGTAATCTTTTCATAAAGAGGATGTTTTGGTATCCAAGCACCGCCATTTTTCCTCTTAATATAAATATCTGTCTGTCCACTATAAAATGGCCCTGGTCTTACAAGGGCAATAACATCACTAAGATGCATAAAATTATCTGCTTTTATTTCTCTTGCCAATTTAGTTGTTGCCCATGCACTAAGCTGAAATAATCCTATAGTGTATCCATTTGCAATATCTTTATAAATTTCCGGATCGTCAATAGGAATTTTTTCAAATATAATTTCTTGATTTTTATTTTGTTTAATTAAATTTTTAGCTTCATTTAAGACTGATAATGTATTTAATCCAAGGACGTCAAGTTTCATTAATCCCATATATTCAGAATCTTCCATATCCCAATTAGACACAATAAGATTTGATCTGGAAACTAAATTTCCCTTGGTTCCTTGAGTTAAATCGTCGGCAGAAATAATAATTCCAGCCGCATGTTGACCAGCAGATTTATTCAATCCTTCTAATTTAATTGCATGTTTAACAATTTCTGGATATTTATTATTGAATTCCCTTCCTTCTGGAGTTTCTTTGATTGCTTTTTCAATTATATTTTCACCATTTTCTTCTTCATAAATAATCGACTTAGAAAATCTATCTACTTCTTGAATTGGAATGTCAAATACTCTTGCCACATCTCGAATAACTGCCCTTCCTTTCATTGTTTGGAAAGTTGAAATGCTTGCAATATTATTCTTTCCATATAATTCTTCAAGATGTTCTCTAATAAGATTTCTTTTATAATCTGGAAAATCCATATCTACGTCTGGGATATCATTGCGGTCATCTGCGATAAAACGGGAAAATAGCAATCCAAATCTCATTGGGTCAATTGTGGTAATTCCAAGTAAATAAGCCATTAAACTGCCAGCAGCACTTCCTCTTCCTGGCCCCACCATTATATCATTTTTTCTGCACCATCTTGCTAAATCTTTAATAATCATAAAATACGGAGCAAATTTTTTCTTTGCAATGGTTTGAGATTCTTCTTCTAGTCTATTCAAATAATTTACATCATTTTCCAAACCTAATTCTTTTAATCTTTTCAAAGCATAATCATAAATAAATTTATCTGGGTCTTCTTTTTCTAATCCAGGAACATTTGGCAAATAAATGCTTTGTTTTTTAATAGAAAAGTCTTTGCATTTTTCTGCAATTTCAATGGTTGTTTCTAAAGATTCTTGTATTTCATTTATATCTAAAATATTTTGATCTGCGAAAGCATTAATCATTTCTTCGTCTGATCTCAAATGTAATCCGTCAATAGGAAATCTAAATCTATTTTTATCATTCCATTTAGCTTTAGTCTGCATTGCTAATAAAACTTCTTGTGTTTTAGCATCATCTTTATTTACATAATGGCAATCATTTGTTCCAACTAATGGAATATCCCATTGATCTGCATAGTAAAGACAAAGTTTATTTATTTCTCTTTGTTTTTCTAGGTCGTGCGGCATGACTTCCATATATAAATCTTTTGTCATTTGATTTAAATCATATAAAAGTTCACCTCCACCATCTTTTGCAATGAATGATTCAGCACAACCAGTTAATACAATTAATCCTTCAAGATTATCACAAAGAAGATCATAATCAATTCTTGGTCTATAATAAAAGCCTTCCAAGTTGGCATATGTAAGCATTTTACAAAGGTTTTGAAATCCTTTTTCATTCTTAATCAGTAAAGTGACATGCCCTCTATCATCACCTTTTTGTTTAACTTTATCATCTTTAACAATATAAGCTTCACAACCAAGAATGGGAATAATTTCTTGCTTAATAGCTTCTTTTTGGAATTTAAGAATCCCGTCGATTGAACCATGGTCTGTAATGGCAATATATTTTTGTCCCAATTCTTTGGCTCTTGCAATATATTGTTTGGCAGTTCCAAATCCATCAAGTCAAAGAAGCGAGTATTCTGTATGATTATGTAAATTACAAAATTCCTCACTCATGCGGCAATCACCTCCTTTGAATACATTTTTTCCTTAAGCAATAAAATCCATTTTTCTCTATTCTTTGCTCCATTTGTTTTATTATGACATCTTTCACAAAGAAATATTAAATTTTCTTCTTTATTATTTTGTTTATTATAATCTATATGATGTATAGCCCAACCATTTTGAGAATAAATAGTTTTAATATCACCACATATTTGGCAAATATTATTATCTCTTTCTCTTATTTTGTTTTTTAGAATAAGATTAAATTCTGGAGGATATGGAAGAAAAGAAGTTCCTCCATTCCAATTACCATTTTTATTTCCAACTCTTCTTCCGTCAGAACAGATTATTGACAATTTTATTTTAGTTTCTTCTGATTTTGATTTGCCTTTTAATGCAGCCGATAAATTTTCTATATAGATTTTTTTTCTTATGGGGTCATTTAATAATTTTTGTCTTTCTTCTTTGTGTTTCTGCTTTGATTCTTTTGTTAAATCCCAATGTTTTCCTTTTGCACATTTATTGCCTTTCATTTTTTCTTTTATTTTCAATATAATTTCTTTTGCCTTTTCTTTACCATACATTTCAATGTAAGTTTTATTTTTTTTCTTTTCTCCTATTTTTTGTTTTGTTTCTTTAGTAAATTTTTTATCAAGTCTACCTTTTCCTCTTTTTAAGGCCTCTTTAATTGCTCTTTCTTCACCATAAATTTCCAAATATTTTCTGCCTTTTAAATGCGACGACTTCCCTTTATTTGATTTTGAAATTATATCTTTATGTTTTTGAGATAAAGGAGGTAATTTTTTGCCTTTATTCCAAATCACTCTATTCTTAATATGTCCTTGCAAAAATCTATTCCAGCAATTTTTATATTTATTCCAAGTAACTAATTTATCACATTTGCCACAAGCGCAATAAGGAATATCATTTTCATTTATAAAAATATAAATTATTTCATTTTTCAAAGAATATTCAGTATGATTATGTAAGTGGCAGAACATTTTTTATCCTTTGTTTCTTATAGGAATTTCATTGATTTTGCTAAATATTAACAATCCTTTTTCTTTTGCCCTTTTTAATTCCATATCTGCACCAATTGAAGGAGCAAGATATAAAAAGGCATTTGCCCATAAATCAAGAAATGTATTATCATAATCATAATACCAATCTCCTCTGTCTGTTTTGCAGGATTGATGAATATGAAGATAATGAGAAAGGTGAGGAACAAATGCATAATGCCCTATATCATGAATATAATTTGCCGCCTTAATTACCTTATCAACATTTCTTTGAGCTTGCTGTATTGCTTGATGAGGTTCTAATCCATAAGGACAATATGGTGCTGCAATATAAATTCTTAATTTACCCATATATTTTATTCTCCCATTAAAGCGATTAAATGAGAAAAATTTTCCATAGAAAATAAAATTTTCCCTTTTTGATAAGAAATTTTTGTACTATATTGCAATATCTTTGAAAAGAATTCAGGGTTTATAGAAAAATTAATCCCAATATCTGAATTAAAATCAATTTTGGATGAACTTTCTATCCAACCAATTCCATTTTCTCCCTTGCATTTTATTTCATTTTTTAAAATTTTAATTTGTATCATTTTTTCCGTTGTAAAATCGCCTTCGGAGAAAACAGAAGAAGATTTTATCATTTCTGAAATATCATTTGGCAATGTAATATTAATCCCTTTAAAATTATCAAAAAAATCTTCATAATTATATATTATTTCCGGATTAATTGCCTGGCAAAAAAATAGAACATCTTCTTTTGTTGAAAAGAAAATAAAATTTTCATTATAACAATAATCTACAACAGGCAATTTTATTAATTCTATTGCTGAGTTGATAGGGATATAGAAAGTTTTTTCAATAGATTCATCCATATCAAATTTACTTATTCTAAAGCTATCTGAAGACATGATAAGATTGTTTTTTATTAAAATAGAAGATAGAGAAGGCTTTGTTAAGTCGTTTGACGCAGAAAGTAAACATAACTCAATTCCTTCCAAGAATTTTTTAGGCAATGGCAAAAGATTTTCCATAATTTTATTCAAATCCAAAGAAGAAATTATTTCTGAAATTTTTTCTGCTTTTGAAATAGATATATTGGCTTTTGTTTTTTCTGATTTTATATTCAATTTATTTTCTAAAACAGATATTTCTATTTCGTCTTCTTTGATATTTTTAATAATATTATAAAGTTCAAATGAAGGAACTGAACATTTAAAATCCGTTTCAAACGGATAAAATATGCTCATTTGGCTATTATATGTAAGGACATCATTTCCTGTAAAAATAAAATCTTTATCAGATTCAATGATTTGTTTTTTTGCCAATCCAGGTTTGATTGATTCTAATGCTTTTAACAATGCTGCCTTTTTTATTTTCATTATTCTTTCTCCCTATATTATTTTTGCATCATGCAATATGTTATTTCCATATTTTTTATCATATTCTGATATAGAAAAACCAAAGCCATTATCAAATTTTTTATCTTTGTAAGTATAAATTAACTTCCCATTTTCTTTTTTTGGCTGTAAATTAAAAAACAAAGAAGAAGGACTATTGACATTATTTGGATTTTCATACAACATTTTAAAGACATATAAAATATTTTTCTTTGCCATAGGATGATTGAATCCCATCACCCATTTGCCATTTTTTAATGGTTCAGACATTCTTTTTTCAATGTCATCAAAAGAAAAACTTCCTTCTTTTTTAGCTTTAAATAACATTTCATTCAAACAATATGTTAATTTTGATTGAAATATATCTGGATCTTTTGTTGAAATTCCACAACAACTTGGAGAATCTCCCATATGTCTAAAATTATTTTCTGCAGCAAAAAATTCCATTCCTCTTTCGTGTATCATATCTCTTAATAGTTTTAACATTTCGTATCGATAAAGAGAATCAAATACTTTATCTGACGTATCTTTATTTGGAGAATTAACAAAAAAATTATTTATGTCAAATTCAATTGTTTCTGAAAAATCATCCCAATTTTGCCCCATAGGTTTCTTTAAAAATTCAACAGTTACAGCATTAGCAAATTTTGATATTCTATCGAAAAAACGGTTTAATTTTTCGTAATTCCAAAGCAATGGGATAAAAGGTTGCATTCTCACAATTATTTTCTTAAATGCCGAAGCATTTTTCATTTTTTCTAAATTTTGCAATCTAATTTCAGGATCTGGTAACCCAGATTCTATCTGACTAATTCGTTTATCTTTTATCCCAATACAACTATATTGTAATATATGATTGCCTTTATTAAAAAAAGGGGCATATTCAACTATGGGATTTTTGGTCGACCATATGCAAGGATGCTCTTTTATTTCTTTGATCAAACCTAATGCATGGCTTGTTTTTTCTTCTATACCATAAGGGAATGGATCTGCCATTCCTCCAATATGAATAGGTTGTCCAAGTTTTATATAAGAATAAATATAATTATTGGTGTCTATTTCTTCATTGATATATTTGATTAATTTTTTATAAGAAAATAAGTCCACTTGCCCTTTAGGATTGCAGACTTTTAATCTTTCCCCATGGGAAGTTTGAGCAAAACAATAAGAACATTGATGAGAACAACCTTTGTATAAATCAATTGATAAACAATAAGAACAGAAAAATATTTGCGATGTGAATTTTAAATTATCTCCTGGTAATTCTAGATGTGTTTCATTCATACAAAATCTCCTCCAATGTTCCAAAATATAATTGGTTGTTTTAATGTTGATATATTTTCATTCAACCATTTCCATGCTTTTCTGTCATAATATTTACTGCAAGGGAATGGGCATTCTATTTCTTCTTTTTGTTCATATTTATATCCTAAATCTAATAATTCTAGATTGATATTTTTATTGGATAAAAATCCCCAATTTTTAAGTATTGTTTGAGACCTCTTTTCTATTTTTCTTTTTTTAGATTTTAGATTTTGATTAAATACAACAATTCCATAAATTTTAATATTTTTTTCTTCGGGCAAATTGTATTTTAATCCACTTACAATCCCAGATATCATTACTCCTGAACCTACAGCGACAACGATGGATCCCCCTAATAATTCTTTAGGAATTAAATCAATTTGTTTACCAACTTCTTCAACAGTTTCATCAAATGGCAATCCTTGATCCAACATAACAGAATTAGGATAATTAGACAACAATTTTTGTTTTGTCAAATAGTGATTAATTTTTTGTCTTCCTGGTTTTTCTATTGGATAAAATTCAGCATGAAATTCTTCCCATTTTTTAAATTGCTTTTCTTGTTCATATCTATATCCTTCTTTATATTGGGGATAAAAAATAACAGCTTTTAATCCAATTTTTTTTGATAAATATGATATCCCCCAAGATGCCATAGAAAGAGATGTCTCCATATATCCAACAGTTTGAATACCTGTTTTTTTTAATTCAGTAAGTTTTCGATATAATCCTCTTATTTTAGCAAATGGAGGCCCAGGGAAAGAACAAGCAAGGTCTTCCCTCTTAATATAAAGAGGGAAGCCCTTTAGTTCCATTTTTTCAATTGGAGTATTGAAAATTAATTCGTTCATTTCAAGGAAATGATTCCTTCTTTAATTTCTGCATATCCAAAACCAACTAAAATTTTGGTCAGATATTGCATTTCCCATTTGCTTTGCTCCAAATTGTCTTTTCCGCCTTTTTCCGCATACAAAGCATTAGCATTTTTATTCCAATCTTCCAATTTGCATTTGTTGCCGGATTTTTTAATTGTTTCGATAAAAGCATCTGTTCTGGTGAATTTGGAAACTTTTTCTTTAACTACTTTCTCCTTCTTCTCCTTCGGCGGTTTTGGCTCTTTGACAGACTTATTTCCTTCTGTCTGAATAGGAGCTTCTGTTGAAGGTGCTTCTGAGGCGACTTCTTCAGGCTTCGTTTCAGCAGCAGCAGCGGCCTTCTCCTCTGCGTCAAGAATAAGATTATAAAAATCCAATGCTGCTTTGGGGCCAGGAAATTTTCCTTCTGCATCATCAGGAACTTCTGTCATTGCCTTCATAAACTGCTGCAAAATGGTTTCTTTCGGTGAGCCGACCAATTTAATCTTTCCAGCAATTAAACCGCTTTCATTCAAAGCGGCAACTGCCACCCTTAAATCTTTAAACTGAATTTCTACTACTTTTGGTGCCATAATACGTCTCCTTTTTTAAATGTTAAAATTTCGCTTTTTATTAGCCTTCTATTTTTTTATTATATATTACTTTTTCAAAAAGTAATGAATTATTTTTTCTCCTTTACAAAATTAAATCTATTATTTTGTTCCCAACGACATATTATTTCAGTATCTTCTAAAGAAAGTAAGCAAAATTTTTCATTTGATATTATACATGATTTTAATAAAAGCTTTAATCTATCAAATAAATTTTCTTTAAAAAGGGAAATATTCCAATATTTTGAATAAATATCGTTTTCTAATCGCTTTAGATCGTTTTCTGCTTCTTCTATGGTTCTACTTTTTAATTTGAACCATACTTTTCTTGGTTTCATTAATTCAAATATTGCTTTTTCTTTCATCTTTTTTCTTTCAAATAAAATAGCTTCTATTCCATTTTCGCAAGCCAATTTTATTTTTTCAATAGAGACAAATGTTAAAGTGGTGTCCATTTCCTTGTTTCTCCTTTTACTCAAACTCGTCTTGGTACTTCAGTAAAAAATCGGGGTTTATGATCTTGAAGGAAATTCCTTTTAGATAATTTCTAACCACAATTCCCTCTCGGTGTATTTCTTTATTTAAAAGAGATTTTCCTTTTGCTAGATCGATACATTGATGTATGTTGTCTTTTAAGATAAGTTTATTATCTAATAACTCAACGCATTTAATTCCTTGTCGGGATAAATCAATACGCATTGACATATCATCGTCTTTACCGGTCGACGAATGAATTAGATTAAAAACATAAAAATCATATCCTTTAATGTTATATTTATTTTTCTGAATCCCCTCTCCGATTATTTCACCTTGCAAAATAATGTATTCATCTCTATCGAAGATTAAATTCTTCAAAACTTTTTCAATATTTAATTGTTTGGCAATTGTCCAGTACGAACTATTGTTTTGAGTTTTAAGATGTAGATTTCTGCTACACACAATGAATTGAAATTTATCTTTCCACCACCATCGTTTAATTCTTAATAGTGCGTAAGTTGCGCTTTGGCCGTCTAATTTTTCTGTCGCTACAAAAACAGTTCCTTTTTCGTGTTCACAAATATGAGGTATTTTCTGAATTCGTTCTTCATCTGTTTTTTGTATGAACTTCGGCCAACCTCTTTGACCTGCTTTGGTAAAAAATCTTCGATACCACTTGTTTCTCATTAAGAACTTTTCGATTCTACTTTTCTTAACCGAGTTCATTGCGTCAATCATGCGTTGTTCTTTTGCCACTTCGGGGTCATACTTAACTACTCCGAGTTTTTCGGTAACATCATCTCCTTCTGAAACGCCTATCCACCGTGTTTTCATTTTGTTATGTAAAATATCTAGCGGGAAACAAATTCCTTGTGAGACCTGACCTCTTAACTTGATTGTGCGGACTCGATATTTTCTTTCTTTGAGAAATTCAAATTCAGGTAACGCTGGCATAATTGAATCAACTTCTACATATACACATAAATCACCAATTTTAAATTCACCTTTACGAATTACAATTTCCCATCCCAAAACTTCCGCCACTTCTATTTTATCGGCTCCTTCAATTTTTCTGATATTTGTAATTTTCTGAATTGTTGCCAATGTTCTCATTTATTTTCTCCTTACAAATATATTATATATTACTTTACAAAAATATTAACAATTAATTTTTGTTTCTTTCTTTTTCTAATATAGCACCGGCAGCTTCTTTTAAAAGAACAACTAATCCTCGATCTCTATTATGTTCAAAAATACAAATTTCTTTATCATTTATTTTCAACGAATACTTTTGTATTCCTTTAGTTCCTTTGGTGATGTTTGTAATGGTTATCATTTTTTACGCCTTTCTTCTTGGTAAGAGAGACAATTGCTCGTATTTGCTCCAACACACATAATAAAATATCCAAGTTTACAACCACAACCACCTTTATAATTTTGGCAAGTTTGACAGAAAAATCCTTGACCTGTTGGTGCTTGCTGTTGCATAACTGTTGCTAAATCAATTCTATTTATAACCGTACCCATTATTTTATTCCTCTACTTTCCTTTTGTCTTTTTTCCATTCGCTGTCAATAAATGGTTGACCAAGTTTTAATGCTTGTAAAACAAGGACTTCTCCTTTTTCTACTCCTTCATCATGCCTATTAACAAGTATTTGAAATCTCATTCTTCCCAATTTTTTCTCTGTTTCACTTTGATTTAAAGTAATATCTAAATCAAGATGTTGCAATTTTTTAATTGAACCACCAGTATGTTTTTGTTTAATATTTTGTTTTTCTTCTGATTCTCTATTTCCTTGATGGCAATTAATAACTAAGCAATGCCTTTCTCCCGCTAATCCTTTCCCTTTTTTCCATTTACGATTTTCATCTTCCAATTCGTTCATAACTTCAGAAGCTGTAATGTCAAAGTAATCAAATATTATAGCATCTGGGTCAAATCCTTGAGCTTTTAAATTGTCAAGTTCTGCAATGGCCTCATCCATTCCAGCTGAAAAAGCAGGGAAACATCTTATCCTTAGATTGTCTCCATATAGTTTTTTAAATGTTTTGATTTTTTTACTAACAGAAAAAGAAGATAAATCTTCTTTCTGATATTGAGTTTGCCACCACGAAGTTGGGAAATAATCTTTATTTATACCTCTGCAAGCAGTACATGGTTTGTAGCTCATTTCTGGTTGATATTCAATTGGTTTTGAATCCCTATCTCTTAATGATTCTCTATTTGTCCTTTCTGGTTTATTACACGAACCATCTTGATTAGAGAAGCAATCAAAAACAGGATAAGCATATTCCCCTCCCATTTCTGCCATCGCTGTCATTCTTTTATAAATTCTCTTTTTGTAAGTGGTTTTTCCCATTTCAAAAGAGAAAATTGCAACTTTCAATTTATTGGTCAATGCCTGATATGCCATTTCCCATGCAATGAAACTTTTGCCTCTTTTGGCTGGCCCCATTATACCAACCAACCATCCTCTTTGCATGTATCCAATTAATTCTCCAAGAGCACCTGGCAATTTGAATAATTTATCTTCATCTTCATCGTCAAATGTTTTATTTACTTCTTCTAAATCAAATGGATTGACCCATTGACTAGCTTGTTGTGTTATTTTTCCAAAATTAGAAACTAATGATTCTGCTTTTGAAAAATCCCCTGATAAACGATGCCCTTCAATGGTTTTTTGTAAAATTTCTAATTGTCTATCTCGACAGAAATTTACAGTTTGATCAAAAAGCAATGCTTTATTTAATGGAAAAGAATCTTGATTTTCAGCCATATATTGATCTGAAATTTCTTGCAAGAATTCTTCCATTATTTCACGCTCAACAGATTTTAATCGTTCTGCTTTTGCATAAAATATAGATTCAAAATCTCTATTTGGAGCTTGTTTGTAAGTTTTGTAATATTCCAAAATCCAACCAACTATTTTTTTAATATAATCAACTTTGAAAAGATTTGGTTGCAAAATAGTTGAAACATCTCTTAAATATTGAGTGTCAACAATCATTCCAGTTAAAATACGTTTTTCTATATCAGAATTAATAGGTATACGAGAATATTCCATTAATTTTTATTTTCCCTTTGCTACAAAATTTTATTAGATGATCCATGCTTGGATTAAAGTTTGTTCTTCATCTCTTAATGTATATGTAACGGTAAATTCCAAATTCATAAATTTTATTTTAGAATTGGCAAAAATATTACTATTTATACCTTTAATGATAAATTGCCATTTATGCTGTATAGGATTGACATATCCTGCTTGATAACATCGGTATTCTTTTCCGTTGTGCTCAATATATGGTATTTCGTTTTTTATCATATAAATTCATCTAACTAGCCGCTTCAGTGGAACGCCGGGAAGTGGTGGTGTTTTTATTCATGCTCAGTGGTGGAGTCCACTGAGCTTTGCGTTAGTTGTCAAACCAAAACACCAACCGAGCATCTTTTGTATTATCTTCAAAATCAAAATATTCTAAAACAGGATACTCTATGGCAAATTCACTCGGGTTATAAGCAGCCTCTAAAAATATTTTTGCTGCATCAACAATCGGAAGGTAACTGTGTGAATGCCCATCAACTCCCCATTTCTTAATGCTGTATGCTGCCGTTTCGGATACATCAGTGGGTATTCCTTTAGGCATTGCGCTACTTTCGTTGTCATAGTCACGCACTCCGGCAAGAAGAGCAAATCGCCTATAATTTCTATCACGGTCTTTAAGCTCCTTCACTGCAATCCATTTACCATTATCATTTACCTCAACCCATCCATGTATGTCACAACCCATTTTATTTACCTCCAAATTATTATAAAAAACAACTAACCAGGCAATCCAGCCGATCGCTGCGCTCCAGGTCGGCTTTTCGTTATTTGTTAATTAAACTTTGCCATTGTGCTCCTCGCTGATTTATAAGCATTAATAAATAACTTTCTGCCAAATATTGGTGGCGAATATACAACAACTTTCTTAATAAATTTTAGTATCGGTGATTCCAGTTCCCAAGGATAAACCTTTTTTGATTTTATATCTTTTATTAATTCATCATATTCCCCATAATTAACACCTGTAGAATATTCACAATAGATATCATCGTAATATTCTATAGTCTGAGTTGAATCACAGGACGAAGTCGTTGTCGTGCTGATATAACCACCAGACCTTATATATCGTGCTGTTGGTGATGTAATACTAATCATATTTTTTTAAGAAGATTTATCTTCATTTGCTTTTTTACAATCACAAGAATTTGGAAAACTAAACCAAAGACATAATGTATAAGAAGTTTTCTCAAAATATTTACAAAGAAAATAATCTTTGGCTGTGCAAAGAGAATCTTTACAAAAATTTTCCTTTTCTTTCGCTTGCATTTTTTCAATTATCCTTTAATTACAGCGAGTGGTTGTAACTCAACTATTGGTTTTACTAAATCTTCTTGTTCTTTCATTACAATATCAATATCTTTATAGGCTCCACTTGCTTCATCCAAATCTTCTTTTTTGTTTATAGAATGCAATATCCCTAGATCGTCCAGTCTCTTTTGTTCATCTTCAAGAATTAGGGATCTTTGTGCTTCTTTCCTTCCCATTTTACGTCCAGCACCATGAGAACAAGACATGAAGCTTTCGGGGTTGCCTAATCCTTTTACGATATAAGAAGCAGTGCCTTGTGAACCAGGTATAATTCCAATTTCTCCTTCTTTTGCCGATGTTGCCCCTTTACGATGAACTAAAACATTTTTACCAAAGTGGTTTTCTATTCCGGCGTAGTTATGAGCTATATTTATCATTACTTCAATATAATTAGGCTTTAATATATCAATAAAAATATTACATATTCTATCCATCATCAATTTTCGATTGGCAAGAGCAAAATCAACACAGTATTGCATTTCTGCTAAATAATTTCTTGCTTCATTGCTATCTAGTGGAAGAAATGCTAATTGCCATTCTTTAGGAACTTTACTGTGATATTTTTCATTTAATTCTATTGCTACTTTGTTATAATAATCAGCAACTTTCTTTCCAAGGTTTCTACTTCCAGAATGAATCATTATCCAAATATGATTATCATTGCCTTTTTGAATTTCAATGAAATGATTTCCTCCTCCGAGTGTTCCTAATTGTTTTCTTGCTGATAAATATTCTTCATCAATAATTTTTAATCCTGTACCTATTGTAGCTAAACGCATTGGCATTAAATCTTCACTTTGTGCGCAAGCTTGATGTGAAAATCCTACTGGGATTTGTTTTCTAATTTCATCGAGAATTTTCTTTAGTTTGTCAATTTCAATTTCAATAACAGAAGTTTCTACAGCACACATTCCACAACCAATATCAACGCCGACTGCATTCGGAACTACTGCTCCAATAGTTGCCATTACTCCACCTATTGGCATTCCATATCCTTGATGAGTATCCGGCATTAAACAAATTTGTTTATAGGCAAATGATAACTTTGCAAGATTTCTTGCTTGTTGCATTGCCCCTTCTTCTGGTTTATTACACCAACTTTTAATTACTAATGAATTTTCTTCATTAAAATATTTCATAAATTATCCTTTTGATTTAATATTTCGTCTGCAAGATCAATTGCTTCATTACAAGAACTATCTGCATGGGCATTATATGCATCATTTCTTAATTTTCTTAATACACATATAATTTTTTCTTTCTCTTTCTTCCACATTCCTCTACAACAAAATATTGGTTGATAATTACAAGGTGATTCTTTTATTCCATCAAATAATTCAGAAGACTCATTGTCTTTTATTTTTAATTCTTCTATTTTTAATTCTTCTATTTTTAATTCTTTCATAGTTTTATTATATATTATGATTTTAAAATCTTATAAATTATATGCTTCCATATCATATTTTTCATCTTGATTGTCAAGTGGGTCAGAAATACAACCCTGATCCCTATAATATCTTACCAGTCTTTCTTCCATCTTTGGCGTGTGCAGCCATGAAGGAGTAATCTTAATACTATCATCCATACTTTCTGTTGCAAATGAAATTGCCTGTGTAAAATTATATGGCAATGTATGTGGTAAACTTAAATACACTTCATTTCTTTCATTTATAGGTAAAGTTTCTGGCAATTGATCATACCATTTTTTAATAAAATCCATTAAGAAAATTGATGCTTTTCTAAAATCATTTTCATCTTTTTCTTTATTTACAAGAACAAATCTTTTGTCTAATTCCATTGCATCTCGCCATGCCCATTTGAAGTTTTGTGTGATTTTTGGATATTTGTCTTCAACTGGTTGATTGATTTTTTGATTTAGGAATGGTTGATTACTATATGTTTTAAGCAAATAATCTCTACCTTTTATCATTTCATCAAACCAAGAATCTATTTTTTTAGATAAAGTATAAGATTTCATAGATGCTCTATCTAAATCTTCTATTTTAAAAAAATCATCTATATTCATTCTATCTGTTTTAAATTTAGATTTTAATTTATAAGTATCTGGATTGTAAAATATTTCAGCATAGAGATTAAAAGTTTGAGCAATTTCTTCTTTGGAAAATCGTTTCAATCTGATTTCAATAAGATGTAAAGCTCTTGAATAAATACTTGTTGGTTTGCCATTTCTAAATTTAATATGATTTGGGATAGGCTGGAATTTATTAAGTGGAGGTTTTTCATTTTTATTTTCATTAGCAATCATATTCCAATAATCAAAAAGTTGTTCTGCATCCGATAAAGATTCTATTGTAATATTTTGTTGTTCTGTTTCTTTTATAGAAGAAAAGATATTGTCTGGCAACGAAGTTGCTAATAAAGATTTATCTTTATTATCTTTAGGATTATTACAATTAGGATTATTATATATATGTACTTTGATTGCACTATCACTAGTACCTTTTAAATCAAGGTACTTTGATTTTATTAAGTTTTTTTCTTTTTCATTAATTGAATGGACAATTTCAATCATCTTTATTGAGTTAATATAATAGTAGTTTCTTGCAGGAAGACCAATATTTTCTTTTACAGATAGAATATCTTTTTCTTTAAAAAATTTAATATATGATGTTTGCATTCCTGGAGATATTCCAGTTTCTTTAAAAATATTTTCTTGAGATAAATAGAAATATTCATCTTCTTTTATTTGTTGTTGTTCTATTAAATGTTGTTGCCATTCTAAAAGATGGGTTATCCAAAGAGATTCTAATGTTCCAAATGCTTTTCTCATTTCTTTGTTTAAGCACCAATATCCGCCACCTAAGAATTTTAATAATTGTTTATTTTCCATATTGTTTTCCTATTTTGATTTTATCAAGTTCTTTTTTGGGTAGGTTAAACCATTCACCATCTAATCTATATTTTATATATTTTTTATGCAGTTCTTTTTCTGATTTTGTCATGTCTTGAGTTTTAAAGAAATGGAAAAGAATAGGTTGTTTAGGAAGTAGAATTCCGATATTGAAAATCCTTTTATCTATATCTTTTGTTTTGCCAATTTTAGTTCTTCCAATATCATCTTGAAGAAAATAAATATATCCTTCATATGTTACTTTTTCTTTTTTTATAGTCGTAGAATTTCGCGGACGAGGGCCAAATTTCCTCTCTGCTTCAAGAGTTAATTGATCATTTATTTTTTCTATATCTTCATCTGTTTTATATTTTTTTAAATATCTTTTACATTCCTCAATAATTAATTTTATATCTTCTCTTGAATCCATTACAAACCATCGTTGTCTTTGATGAATAGCTTTCTTTTCTATTCCTTCTCCTTCTATACTAAATAAGATTACGTCTCCCATCTCTCCTCCTTTTTAAACAATAAAAAGCCTTTTGTAGGGCGAGGACAGAGCCGATGAAAGTTGAAAGCATTCAACGATTCTGTTTTTCGGACAGAGAATTCGTTTAAAAAAATCGAACTCTGTCCCCTTCTTACAAAAGGCTTAAAAAAATATATCATATTTTACTTTCAACTTTCATCAATGGGGTTGCCGAAAACTTCCATTGTCATATATATAAAAAGAAAATTAAGCTTATTAAAATTATTTTTTTAAATAAAACCTAAATCTTTTTTTAAAGCTATAATTTCATTATGATCTATATCTTTGGGATCAATAGATTTAAAGCATATTTGTTCTACCGACGGTATGATTCCAGATAGTTGAATTGCCATTTTTTCTCCTTTTTGTTGAGCATTTTCGTCAAAGATAATAAATGCTTTTTTGATTTTTTTCTTTACAAATAAAAGAATTTGCTCTTGAGAAAAATTAGATGTGAAAGATGCAACAGAACCATCTCCAAAATTCCAGCAGCCAGTGACACCTTCATATACAACTACTTTATCTTTTACATTATCAATTCCATACAAACAATGTTTGACTGGAATTATTGATTCAGGTATAGGGCAATCCATATATTTTGGCCTGTCATCTTGTCTTAAAATATCCATTGAAGTAAAACTTACCATTTGATGATTTATAAAGATGGGGATAATTATTCTAAATCTGTATTTTCCAATTGTCCATACAGGCATAAGTTGATATTTTTTTATTAAGGTTTCTGGATCAAAGTTTCTTGATTTTAAATAATTAAGATGTATTTGTGGCCATTCCTTTTCTATTTCGGGTGGCAGAATTAGATTTGTATTTTTTATTGGTTCTTGTTCTTCATCCCATATTGAATCAGTTTCGTCAATTGGAAATCTTTTGATGATTTGTTTGGCAACTCCTTCAGAACAGTTCTCAATAATCTTAATTAAATTGGTTACTGGGCCTTTTTGTCCACATAACCAACATTTGTAAATTAGAGACTTTAAATTAATTCCTAGATGATTGCTATGATCAGAACAACTAGGTAGAATGCAACAAAGATTAATCCATCCCTTTGTTACATTCTTCCCTTTTTCATCATAGCGAATATTTTTAGAATCTAAATATGCTTTTATGTCAAAGTTGAGCATTACAATCCTTTACAAGTTGTATGACATTTAGAATAAGATTTTCCACATATTAAACATAATTTAATATTGGCTTTTCCATATCTATTTGCCAGTATTTCTAATTTATTATCTTTTATTTTAATTGATATATCTGATATATGGAGGCCTTTATTGCAAGATATTTCTTTATTGGTAAAATTTTCCCTTGTAATAATTTCTTGATATTCTGGTGCTTCAATATAGATTGATTTCATTTTATTTCTCCACATTCTTTAGCTCTGTGAAATTTATTTGCTAAATTAGTTAATGATTTTTTAGCTTCTAAAAATTCTTTTTCTTCACAGTTCATTCTGCAAAAATGATAAGCTAGTTGAGAAGCTAATTTAAGATCAATTTTTACATTGAAACTTGAACATTTAAAAGAAAAACCAGAAGAAAAATCCATATTAGCACCACTCATATCAGCATAACTCATATTAGCACCACTCATATTAGCACCACTCATATTAGCACCACTCATATTAGCATAACTCATATCAGCACCACTCATATCAGCATAACGCATATTAGCACCACTCATATTAGCACCACTCATATTAGCACCACTCATATTAGCATAACTCATATCAGCACCACTCATATCAGCATAACTCATATTAGCACCACTCATATTAGCATAACTCATATTAGCACCACTCATATTAGCACCACTCATATTAGCACCACTCATATTAGCACCACTCATATCAGCACCACTCATATCAGCATAACGCATATTAGCACCACTCATATTAGCACCACTCATATTAGCATAACGCATATTAGCACCACTCATATTAGCATAACTCATATCAGCACCACTCATATTAGCACCACTCATATCAGCATAACTCATATTAGCACCACTCATATCAGCATAACGCATATCAGCATAACGCAAACTAATTTTTAAATTTATTGCTGTTTTAATAGCAAGCAGCCATTTATTTTCTCCTTTTTTGTATTCTATTGTTATAATGGGTTTCTTTGTAGTTTTATGTTTTATAGAAAATTTCATTGTTTTCTCCTTTTTTATTTTATTATATATTATTTTTTGAATAATTTAGTATTTCTTTTTGATCCAACCAATTACATTCTGCATAAAAAATTAATCTTAAAACTGTATGATGAGATAAATATTTATATGGATCTAAAAAATCGGTTACGTGGAATATTGTTTTCCCATTTATTGCTCTACTACCTCTTCCAACTATTTGAACTGGATATTTTTCACCTCCTACATTGATTATGTGATTAAGAGAGGGAATATTAATTCCTTCTTTCCAAACTACATTTGAAATTACACATTTAATTTCTTTTTTGTTGAGCATTTCTTGGATTAAAGGTCTTGTTTGTTTTTCTGTATCTCCATATATAAAATGTATATCTAAATCAAATATGTCCTTGGCCATTTCTTTTAAAATATGACCGTGTTGAGTGTCTCTTCCTGTAAGTAAAAGTACAGAATCTCCATTATTGATTGATTTCATTGTTTCTGTTAATGCTATACGGTTTCTTGATTTATTTTCAATAATTCCCTTTTGATACATTCCTTTTACAAGATTTCCGTCTTTGTCTTTTGTATTACCATATCTTAGTGTTTCTCCAATCTCTTGAGTATAAGGAACTGGAATTAGATTGAAAATTGGTTTTGCTAAAATTCCCACTTTTACTCCTTCATCAAAGTTGAATTCGCTGATAACTGGTCCAAGATATCCTTCTAATATTAATTTACCTTGTTCTGTTTTTGGTAATTCAGCACTTAAACCAATTCTTATTGGAGCAAGTGTTTTCTTCAATACTTCTGCCATCATTGAATTATGGCTATTTAGATGATGGCAATTATGTACTAAAACATCTTCTACAAAATAATTATGTTCATTTTCAATTTCTAAATCGTATAATTCTACAAATCCTTGATTTCTTTCCTTATTTCCAATAATACTTGAGAAAGATTTGTCATTACTTCCTTGTTTGTAAATCTCAACACTTTCCACCCTAATTCGTTTAATTTGTTTGTCTTTTTTTGATCCAGTAATATATTCTTTTTTATTTTGTGTAAATCTCCATCTATTTCTATTCCAATTTTTAAGTTTTTGTCTCCAATATCTACCTTGTAACAAGTAGGGAATCCATTGTTTTTGCAATATTCTCTTTTTTTGTTTTTGGGTAATAAAGGGGCACAAGGAATTGCTACTTCCATTTCCCATCCCAAAGATATTGCTAAAAGAGTTTGAGGAATAGTAAAATGGCCATTTCCACCTCTTTCTCCTTTCCAAATATTTAAAGTACCATTTATTCGTTTGGTTTGTTTCATTTTTTCTATGGTTTGAGGATTTTGAGATGGATTGTTTAATTTCATTCTTTGTGAAATAATTTCTTTTCTTTTGTTGTTTGTTTCTGACATTTTTAATGAATATATTTTTCTTAATTCTTGATTCCCATATTTGCATTTTTTTGAGCAAAATTTTTGCCGACTCGTTTTTTGTTGAAAGGCTAATAAACAAGTTGGACAAATTTCTATTTGAGGAATTGGATATTTTCTTTCTTTGCTTGCTAGATAACACTTTCTTGAACAGAATTTTTTTTCTGAATTTGCAACATGAAAAGAGACTCCACAAGTTGGACAAATATTGTAATTTTCTATTTTTTTCATTTTTTCCTTCTTTCTTTTCCGTAGATATATTTAAGGTGGTGCTTTCTATCATATCATATATATAAAAGGAATTAAAGTCTCTTAAAATTTTATTTTTTATTTTTTTAGCTTTTACCCATCCTTCATTTGTAAAAAATAAATGGTCTTGAGAACAGATAATATTTTTACCGTTCGACAGATTTATTTTTACTATTCTATTTAATGGGATTAAATTTACAAATTTTTTCAACACTTTTTGTATTTTATTTTTAGTATAAATTAAGTCATTTATTTTTATTTTTTCAATAGGTATTTTGCCTTTAATTGTATTAACTAATGTATTTTTTGAAAAACACTCATCAATAATTACTATATCCGCCCAATTACAATGTTCTAATAAATCAAAGTTTTTAAGTGTTTGAACTGTGGCAATAACAATAGTTGGTTTGTCTGGCCAATTAAATTGATTTTGTCCTCCTCCAATTTTTATTACATTTTTAAATCCAAATTTTTCAGTAAAAGCAGTGTAAGCTTGATTTAATAAATCAAGGGTATGGCAGAGAAAAATTATATGGGAATTTGGCCATATTGAGCAAATTCCTCCAGCAATAACTGTTTTGCCTGTCCCTGTTGCATTTTTGATAATCCCTCTTTGATTGCAGATAATTTCGTTAAATGCTTCAAGTTGATCTTCTCTGAAAGTAAATCCTGGTAATTGAGGTATAATATTTTCTGGAAGTAAATCACAATGTTTTTCGGAGTTAAGAAAAAATCTTTTTGATTCACAATATTTCTCAATCCTTGGAATTAATCCAGTCAAGAATTTTCCACTACTTCTATGAATCATATAAGATTCTGTATTTTGTTTTTCTCTTCGATATTGTCCTGGTTTCCAGAATTCCTTTTCGTAAGACAAACAAGAAAGTATTTTTTCAATATCTTCTTTTGGAGAGAATTTGCTATAAACAGGATCAAGTATTTCTATAGAAATTGTCATTTTGAAACTCCTTTTGTTTTCTAATTTTCCAGCTTTTCTTTGCTGATTCTCTTCTTTTTTCTAGTTCTTGTTTAGAAATAATTTTATTTTTATTCGCTATAGAAATATTATTTCTTCCTTTTTCCGACATATAATTTTTCATTCCTAGATTCCAAGGCTTTTGACCTTTCTTCCAAACACCTAAAGAAGATGATTCTTTTAAGCTTTTGGAAACTTTAGCCATTCTTTTATCTGTTTCTTTTGTTAAACCTTTATTCCAAGGAATGCACCCTTTCATTTTTTCTTTTGTTTTTGGTCTTGGCCCTCTCATTTTTTGTAGAGTTTTTTCTTGATGATGTTTATTTGTCATTCCTCCTTTTCTTATTCTTTCTTTTTGTTCTTCTGTTCTTTTTTGGCCAATAAGTTTTTCTCTAACTTTTTGTTTCGTTTCTTCGGATCTAGGAATCCCTGCAGTTGTATCTCCACCATTTCCCCCATCTGCTAAATTATAACCATTAGGATGTTTGCAATCATAAAAAGCAATATATTCTATCTCTTTATCATTTAACCATTCTTTTGTATCTGCCGTATCAATAATTGAAATATCAAAACATTCAATCCCGTATTTTCTTAGAGCATTTCCTATATAAGATTTATTGCAAAGATGTTCAGAAATTCTTTTATAAAGACTTTTTTTAGTCTGCCCAATATAAATCTTGCCATTTATCTTATTTTGTATTTTATAAATGATCATATTTTCCTCACCAAATAAAAATCCTGAAGTTTTGTTAACGGGGCATAAAGAACCGCTCTGCTTCTCACGAATACAGAAAACTTCAGGAAAATATTTTATTTAGTTTTCTATGCACTGCTAACATATATATAAAGGTTTTTATTTGGGTTGTAAAATTATTTGTTTTCCATTTTATACCTCATTGAATGTTCTTATTTTATCAGCGTAGGCGAAGACTTCTTTGAATATTTGATGGACAACCAATCTTTGTTTCCATTGCTTTCTTATTAATGCCATGAATTTTGGCATAACAACTTTTTCAAGATTTCCTGCAAAGCATATTTCGGAAAGTTCTTTTGGACAATCAGAGATAATATTGACAATTTCTTGTGCTTCTTGAGATAAAGAATTAAATAATTCTTTCTTTTTAGTTTCAATATCAGCTTCCATTACTAAATCTTCTGGAGAATAAGAGCCATATTCTTCTGTCATTTGGCGTTCTATTTCTCTGTAATTGCTATTTTCAATATCAGCAAGATGGTCAATATGAAGATAATTATTCAAATCATATACCATTATGGCTTGATCAAGAGTAATTTCTTTTTTGACTTTTTGTTTCATTTTAATTCTCCTTCCTCTTTTATTAAAAAATTTGAAATTAAGATTGTGTGAGTATCTTTTTTAAATCCGCATCTTTCATGTTTTTTTTGAAAAGAAATTAATCTCATTTCTTTTTCTTTTTCTTCATATGGATTGAGGTCTGTTTTGATCCAGAAAGAAGCTCCACACCAACATGAAAAAACACAAATCGCTTTACTTTTTTCTGCCTCTGATAAATATTTGCCTTTGATTTTTATTTTCCAATCTTGCTTTTCTTTATCCCAAATTAAACAACCATTTGGTATATGGACAATGATTGGATATTTATCATGGTCAATTGGTTTTTCTTTTGGCTTAGGAATTTCATGCAGACAAGTTTTCATGTTTTTCCTTTCTTAGGAATTTTTTAGCTGCTTTTTCTAATATTTCAGAAGCTAATGTAGATGGGTGTTTTTCCTGGCGAGAAGCCTCTCTCTCAATAGTTTTCTTGGATTCAAGGGAAATATATGTCCCTTGAACTATTTTGTTTTTCTTTGGCATTATTTATCTCCTTCTTAAAAATAGATTTTGGTAAGTATTGCTAATACAGTCATAAAGATTACTCCTAAAGAGCAACTTACTATTGCGATGAATTTCTCTGGGTCTTTTTCTGCAAAATATTTTATTTTTTTGTATATTTTTTTAAGTTTTATTTTTTCCATTTTCTTCTCCTTCTTAATTTATTGGCTCAGAGACTAGGGTTCGAACCTAGATTAGAGGATTCAAAGCCCTCTGTCCTACCATTTAGACGATCTCTGAATATTTTGGTGCCTGAGGTAAGATTTGAACTTACATGATATTAGATATCGAGAGATTTTAAGTCTCTTGTGCATACCAATTCCACCACTCAGGCAATTTTGGTCGGGGTAGGAGGATTTGAACCTCCGACTTCTTGGTCCCAGGCCAAGCACTCTTCCAGACTGAGCTACACTCCGAATCATTTAATCTAGTCTAAATCAAATTTCCTTTTGTTATTTTTCTCTTTATAAGTGGAGTTAGTTTTTCCCCCATATTCTACTCCTGCGTTAAAACAAGCTATAATGAATCCAACATCTCCTTCTGTTGGGGGGTTCTGTTAAAGAAAAGAGGAGTTCCTCCAAATCCAAGAATTGATTTTTCATAAACTTGTATAGAATGTTCCTTTGATAATTTAATGGTTTTTTTAGGAGCCATTTTTCATTCCTCTTTTTATAAGTCAAATTTTCTTCCAGGTTTCACAGCAATCATTTCATCTAATTTGCTTGTAATTTCGTTGAAGTTTTTGGAAACAATTTCTTTCATTGCTTTGTCTTTCTTCAATTCTTGTGGATCGTTGATATTTGTTAAAATCTTTTGTGCTTGTTCAACCAATTTTTCAAGTTCTTTATCATCAACGATATTTCTGTTTTTGAAAGTAGCAATAAATTCATCAATATTATCGAAAGATGAATTTTTAAATCCTTTTGTTTTTCCATCAGCGTTTGGTTCAAGCATTGAATTGGCGTGTTTGATCAATTCAACAAAGGCTTGTCTTAAGCAAAGGCTTATTTGTTCTGCCGATTCTCTCCACATATTTTCAGCTTTCATTTTTTCTTCATTGAAAATCTTTTCTGGCAATCCTTCAGGGATATCAAAAATTGTCCATTTCCAACTGAAGCTGAAAGAACTTCTTAATACGTCTAAATTAGGATAATCTGAAAAATTAAATTGATCTCCTAATTTTTCTTCGGCTTCGGCAATTTTCTGTTCGTATTCTGCAAGGAGCGGCTTTACTTTTTCTTTGAGAAAAGCCGATTGAGCTTTTAAATATGTCTCAACCTCTTCAACCATTGCCATATTGAATAAGTAAGAACCTCTTAGAAAAAATGATGGAACTGCATTTTTGTTGATCCAATTGTAAACTTCGCTTTGGAAATTTAAAATGGATTTATATTCGGCAGAATCAATTAGCCTTTTGCTTAATGAAAGGAAGCTTTTTTCGGCACTGGTTTCAATTTTTTTTGTATCTGCCTTTTTTCTGTTTCCCCAGCTATGAGTTGTGAATATTAACATTACTGCATTTTGAATTTTCATTTTTGTAATTTCTTGATCCATGATGTTTTCTCCTTTTTTAATTTGTTAATTAATAAAATTAAATTTCTGCCCCAAGATCTCTTGCAATTTCGATATATCTATCAAAATAATTTTCGACTTCTTTTAGTCCATTTGAATGTCCTTCTTCCCATGCTAGAGAATATATCTTTTCTCCTTTTGCTTTATCTTTTACATTGTATTCTTTGAAGAGGTCTTCTTTGAATTGTTGAATTAACAAGGTTTCATTTTCTCTATATTCTTTTAATTTCTTTCTGTAAATTTGTATGTCTTTTTCATATTGTTTGAAATCTTTAGTATAAATTTCAATTTCTTCTAAGGTATGATCTCTTTTAAGAAAAGGTTTTTTAGGTGTTGACGGATATTCCATCTTATTTTCGTATTTTGTAAATTCCATAATTTTCTCCTTTTTAACTTATTCTATATTATTTTTTTGGAAATTAAAAGTTATTTTTTTAAAAACTTTTTAAAAATTAATGACTATGAAATTCTCCGTTATGTTCGTGATAATGAGCATTGGCTTTTCTTGTTCTGTTTTCTTTACCTCCTGCTTTTTTTACCATTTCACGGATTAGCATTTCTGCACCTCCGTGATTGGCAGCTGAAATTTTATCTGTTGACATTTTTATTTTTCCATCTTCAAGGATTTCTATTGTTATTTTGTCCGACATTACTATTCCTCCTCCTCTTCGCAGTCTCTGGTGTTTATGGTTATATCTCCAAATTGAAAAATGCCATTTTCACAAACACAATCAAAATCTTCTTTCATTTCAACAATTCTTCCGTAGTGTTCTTCTGTGATTATTTCTTCGGTTAATTTGTTGTCAAGTTTAAGTAATTTTACAGGAGCAATTCCAATTAATCCTGCATCGACAGGATATTTAAATCCTTCATTGTCTTTATATTCTCCATCTCCATATGCAGTCGAAGCAGCAAAGCATTTATATCCATTGATTTTGCAATATCCATCTGTTAAGTATCCAGTTGTGTCAAGTATTTCTTGCCAAGAATCACCAAATATGTAGCAAAAGTCTCCGATATAATATTTACCTTTTTTCATGCCTTTATTGCTTTTTTCTTCGGGCAAAGGTATGCTTTCTATAACCCCATCGATATCTTTTACTTGTTTGAAAAAAGCCAATGCTTGAGACATTCCGTCAATATATGCTTCTAATTCTGCCATTCTGAAAAGTTTGTTTTCCTTTTTTGCCTTCTCGAATAATCTTTTAGAAGTTTTTATATCATTTTCTACCATTTTTATAAAAATTTTATCTGTTTGTTCCATTTTATCGCCTCTTAATTATTTCATATCTGAATTGTGAAGTTTCTTTTATACTCCAGCCAAATCTTGATGCTTGAGCCTTTACGATTTCACCGCTGTATGCTCTTTTGATAAGTTTTCCATCTGCTTCATTACTTACTGAAAGCATTCCGGTTGTCTTATCATAAGAGCCTCCATTCCAAACAAGGCCATTATTTCTTACTTGCACATATGCATTTTTCATAATATTATTAATGGCCTTTGTTAATAGAGCTAAATTGGCATTCTTTAGCTCTAAATCGACTGTTATGATTGAGTCACATGGCATGGTTTTTATTTCTCCTTTTTAATTCCAATTGGGTTTGATTTTTTCAACAGCTTCTTTTGATTCTTTCAATCCTTCTCCTGTCATTGCTCTGTATTCTTTAATTGCAGAAATTTTATCTGGAGAAGAAAGAATCATTTTCTTGATTTTTTCTTCCAAAGAATGATTTTCAATTAAATTTAATTTTTTAGCGGCTTCAATAAGAGCTATTGGATTTGATTTAGCAATTTCCCATATCAAATCTTTATGACGGCCATTTGCGATTTTCAATACATCTATTGCCTTTTTGTATTCTTCTAACATAGTTTATTTCTCCTTTTTAATTAAATTTGCGTCCTGTTGCTTTTGCAACTTCAGGCATTGTGTTGTTATTGTAAATTCCTTTTTCGCTGGCATTAATGAATTTGCCACTTGCTAAACGACGTAAAGACTCAATTTGTTCAAAAGCAGATTTTGCAACTGGCACAATGTAATTGGCTGCTTCGATTAATGAAATAGATAATTTAGAAGCAAGCTTACAACATTGTTTAATTTCTGCTCCTGTCCAACCTTCATCGTCGGGGGTTTTTCCTTTTGTTGTTTCTTCTCCTGAAAAACCAATACTGTATTTTTTCAAATAAATTTTCCAGATAAGCTTTCTTTCTTTTTCTGTTGGCAAATCGAAAAAGAAAGTTCCCATTGTGAAACGGCGTCTTAATTCGGGAGGCAAAGTTGTTATATTATTACAAGTGGCAATAAATAAAACTCTGCCTTTAGAAATAGCTTCAATTACTTGTAATGCTTTTCGTGTTTGCTCTCCAGATTTCCCAACTAATGAATTTTTCATTGCACCAAGATCAAAAGAAATGGTTGGAATATTACCTGTATTTCCTGCTGCTTTTGCAATTGCTGATTTGGCTGCTCCGGGAGGGCCGATGAAAATTGCCCCATCAACTTCTTTATCTTGCATAAATGATAAAATTGAACCAAGTTGGTCTTGGCTAACTCCAGACGAATCTGTTCCAGAGCCGGCAAATGCTTTTTCTATTTCATCCATGAATACAATTGCTCTTGGATTATCTTTACCATTGATGATAGATTGAAGAAAGAATTTGATGTTGTCGCATCCACCAATATCATTAAATGATTCTTGGCCTCTCCAAATGGATAATCCAGGCGTTTGTTCAACGGCTTTACATTTCCGTTCCCATAACATTTTGTTGTCAATTGTAATTTTATCATCAATTTTTTTGACACAAGTTGCCAATGTTTGTTCGGCGCAGAAGGAAGATAAACCAATTAATGTATCAACAATCTTATTTATATCTTTGATAGCTTCTACTCCTGCATCTTCACAAATACTTTTGATAATATTTGCAATTTCTTCGTCTCCAGGCAATTTATCCGTAATGATCATCACATCTTGTTCTAATTCTGTTGGCAAAGTAACAAATGGTGCCAATAAAACTAAAGTTGAACCGGATGATTTGTAAACATCTCTTAGATTGCAAATGCCTTGAGAAACTGTTTCATTTGCAATAAAGCGATGGGCGTTGTGCATAAAGATAATGGATTTTTCTGGAATGTCAACAATTTTGCTTAACATTTCTGTTGGATTGCCAGTCGCAATTGCAGGATTATCATCATTACATATTTTGTCAACCATTTTTTTACCTGATTGATTGAGAGGAGATAATCCATTAATAATATCCCATTGTGCAACTGCAACTTTTTCATTACATTTGGCAATCTTTCTTATTATATCCTGTTGATCTAATGTTTCAATTACGACAATTGGAACAGCTGCCCTTCTTGCTGCTTTAAATTGTTCTTGCATTTTTAAGCTCCTTTTTAAATTAATTATTCAATTCCAAGTTTTTAGCGATTATCCTGCATTCCCAACAAGCAATATTGTTATTTTTTCTTTCCATTTCAAGTTGAGCAATTCTAGTTTCTTTGAATGCTTTAAGTGGGTCATTTACCAAAGTGTCTTCAATAACGTGAACCAATTCTTTTTTACTCAATTTGTTCCAAATACTTATGTGTCTGCTCATTTTATTTCTCCTTTTTTAATTTCATTAATTTGTTTGTTTGTAAGCATCACTTCAAAAGAATATCCTTCTAATCCACAAAGCCATTTCAATGTTTTATTTGAGAAGTTAATGGTTCCTTGTTTTATGATAAGTTTTGCTTTGGTTTTTTTAGCAAAATCTACAAACATTTTTGCTTTATTAGTTTTCATAAATTATCCTTCTTTTAATTTAAAATCGTCCGTTTTTAATTTTACCAAGTTTCAACTTTTTCATTCTGTCTTCAAATTCAGCAGAATAATGATTGTAAGATGGTTTGGCATAATGTAAAAGTTCATGTCGAATGGTATGATCAAGATCTTCTAAATCACTTGATCTTTTGATAAGTATAACAATAAATGAATCTTTACGATGACAAACTCCAAGACAATTACTTCTGCCAACTCTTATAACCAAGACCGAAATCTTGGCTATAATCAAAATCAAATCTAATTCGCCATCCGCCCTAATAGCCCCTCACCAAACTAGATTATGATTGCTTTCTATTAAGTGGTTCAAGTTGATTTTCTTTTAGCTCAACTTTGAAGCATTTTCTTTTTGGAAGCTTGCCTGGTGTAAAGTTGAGAACTCCTACTTCAAAAAGAATATTTGGTTGTAAAAGAACCTTATTATTTAACTTTCAATTTTATTATAATTATTACTTGAAAAAAGTCAAGCTTTATTTTAATTATTTTAAAATTATTTTGGCTTATCTAATAATATCATATATTTACAAAGCTATTTTTTTAAATAATTTTAAAAATATTTTAAAAACTTTTTAAAAAATACCCATAAAAATAAAAATAATTAATTTTATCTACCAATAAAATTCTTTTATATAAATATAAAAATTATTTTTTTAAACAAAATTATGGAAACCATTACATACAAATTCACCGACGATAGACCTAAAAGAAAAAATAAACCTGGTGCTGGAAGACCTAAAAAGAAACCAGAGGAAAGAATGCCAGGAAGACCTCAAACATATACAGAACAATTAGGAAATGAAATATGTGAATGGTTATCTCTTGGTAAATCTCTAACATCTTATTGTAAACAAGATGGCAATCCTACTTATTCAACAATTATGAGATGGCTTTGGAAAGGATCTAAATGGTATAGAGAATCATTTTCAAAGTCCTACATGGAAGCTAGAGAACAACAAGCTCAATGTTTAGTGGATAGTATAATTGATATCTCCGATGATGGAACAAATGATTATATGGAATTGCAAGATAAAAGTGGAGTAGATTATATTAAAGTTGACCAAGAACATATACAAAGAAGTAGATTAAGAGTTGATTCAAGAAAATGGATTGCAGCACATTTATTACCAAGAGTGTATGGCGATTCTCAACAAGTAAAAATAACAAATGCAGATGGCGGCCCAGTTACAATGAAAGTTGTATATGAAGATAAGGTCCAACCAACTGGTAATGGGGAATAAGTAAGGTGGCAAGAGATTATACAATTAAGATCCCAAGGCCTCACGAAAAACAACTTGCATTTATTAATTCTACTGCAAAGAGACAAATAGTTAAAGCTGGAAGACGTGGTGGAAAGACCGTTGGCAATGGAATAAAAGCTGTTGATCGTTTTGTCGATAAAGTTAGAAGAGTATTATATGCCGTTCCAACGTCTGACCAAGTTGCACGTTTCTGGTATACAGTTACAAGGGCATTACAAGAACCAATTGATGATGGATGGTATTATAAGAATGAAACAGAACATATAATTCAATTATCAGAAAATGCAATCAAAGAACTTACAAAAAATCCTCTAAATAGTCCAGCTTACATTAACAAATTAAGAGAATCAAGAATAAGAGCAAAGACGGCATGGAATGCAGATACTTTACGTGGCGATTATGCAGACGAATTGATATTGGATGAATTTCAATTAATGGCGGAAGAGGCTTGGACATTAGTTGGTTCTCCAATGTTATTAGATAATGATGGCAATGTTACATTTATATATACTCCTCCTTCCTTAGCCAACAGAGCCATATCAAAAGCGAAAGATACTCAATTTGCAGCCAAGATGTTCAAAAAATATGCTCTCTTAGAAAAAGAGAGGCCAGATCGTTATGCAACGTTTCATTTCTCCTCAATGGACAATCCTTACATATCCAAAGAAGCATTAAAAGAGATATCTAGCGATATGACCTCTGTTGGCTACAGGATGGAGATTTTGGCAGAAGATGTTGATGAAGCACCTGGAGCATTATGGACAAGAGAAACAATAGAAATTAATAGATTGTTGCCAAGTGAAGTTGATTTAACAAAGATGGATCGGATTATAGTTGCAATTGATCCATCAGCTACAAGTGAAGGTGATGAAGCTGGTATTATTGGTGCAGGAAAAGCTGGAGACCATGGTTATATATTAGCAGATAGATCATTGCAAGGCTCTCCACTTAAATGGGCAAGTGCAGCAATCACTCTTTATCATGATTTAAAAGCTGATTGTATAGTGGCAGAAAAGAATCAAGGTGGAGAAATGATTTCCACTATTATTTGTGGATTGAATAAAAATATCAAAGTTGTTTTGGTGCATGCAAGCAGAGGCAAACAGGCTAGAGCAGAACCTGCCGCCGCCAAATATGAGCAAGGTTACATTCATCATGTTGGTAATTTTACAAAATTAGAAGATGAAATGTGCTTATGGATTCCCGGGAAAGGTGAGTCTCCAAATAGGATGGATGCAATGGTTTGGGCAATGAAGGAATTAGGATTAGAAGGAGTTGGAACAACAGATTGGTTAAAAGTCGTAGGAGATTAAGTACTGGCCGTAAGGAGAAGTTAATGTGTTTTATGTTGCTTACAGAACTTATGCAGATAAAAAGAAAGAAGAAGAGAGTTATAGTTTGTTTTGTTTTTACCACAATAAATATGGAAAGAAGGATAGAAAAATAAATACTCCTGTAATTTTATATAGAATTGAAAAACAAAGAGATAAGAGAGGTCATTAAAGGAGATATAATATATGTTACTTTCAGAAATTGATACAATAGAAAATGGGAAGATAACAACAAAAGATAGTGCATTATTTGAATGTCCAAATTGCAAATCTACATTTGCAAGAGATTTTATAAGAAATAAAATGAAGAAATGGGGAAAAGACAAACAGTTTTTCTACAATACCAAACATTGTCCAAATTGTGATGGAAGGATTCTAATGAAAGATCAGAATAAAGATGCATTAAGAAAGAGGATAGAACAGTTAAGACAATACGCAAATCAATGTGGTATTACTGGGGATTTAGAAGAGAAAAGGGCAGCATTAAAAGAGATTGCTAATTTGGAAGCAGAGTTCAAAAGCCTTACTGAGAATTTGCCAATTAAAGACACTCTTAATCCAACAACTGCTGAATCAATTAAGAATATGCCAGATGAACAAATACGTCATCATATAATTGAAGAAGTTAATAGAGAAGGAAATGGTGCACCAGTATTAGAAGATGGTAGTCTTACAGATAAAGTTATTGCATTTTTTAAGACCCATCCAAATCCACCAGATGCTGCTGTTCATGCATTTGCTCAGCAATTGAATATTGCTCCGGATATAATTGAAACAGAGATTTATAAATTGGTTACAAAATATGTGCAATTAACAAAAGATGGAAAAGAAGATTATGAGTATGTTGAAAGGTATAAAGGTTTTGATATTTATAAAGAAAAAGATGGAAATGAATATTTAATACAAAAAAAATGGAATTGATCAAGAAGATGCAAGTAGTTTGTCATATGCCAGGAAATTAATTGATGAAGAATTATCTAATGATTCTATTAAAAATACAGGAGATAAGAAAATGGTCAAAGACAAAAGAATAGCAGCCAGAGATACAGCATTAAAGGCATTGGATGAATTAAAGAGAACAAAAGATCAAGTTTATCTGGGAGAATACAAAGGGTATAAAATGTATCAAGAAGGTGCGGATAGATTTTATTATATGGGAAGTGCTGGAGATAAAATCCAATATACAGATTTGCCAGGATTGAAAGACAGAATTGACCAAGAAATAAATAAAGCACATATGCAACATCATGGCATGGATAAGAAAACAAAAGACACTTATTATTACCATGGTGAAGATTGGAATCAAAATGAATTATGGAATCAGTTGGTTAAAGAAGGAAATACAAAAAGATTTAGTGAATTAACCAATGAAGAAAAGAAAATAAAGAATGATAGATATGCAATTTATTGTTCTAGTACTGGCGGAGTTTATGCAGTGATTAGAGATTCTGCTAAAGATAGAGCATTGAAAGCTCTTGACAGTTTGAAAAAGGCTGTTGGAATGAAAGATGCGGATTTATCAGTTGGCAAACACAATGATGTCCTAGATGATCAATTTGATGCAAATGAATTAAAGATGGGAATTAAAATAGAAAGCGAACATACAGATGATCCAGATATTGCCAAATCAATTGCAAAAGATCATTTAATGGAAATCCCTGATTATTATACAAGATTGAAAGCAATGGAAGCAAGGGCAAAAACAAAAGATGCAGAAACTATAATTTTTTCTCAGAATGGATATAAGATTTTTCAACAAGAGAATGGATCATATAAAGCAATTTCTCCTGATGGTTGGTGGGAAGGAGATTTAAAAGATGCAAATAAAGCTATGGAATGGATCAAAGAACAAATGAAAAGAGACGGAGTTATAAAATAATGTCTATTATATTGGCTACAGATGATCAAATATTTAAATGTTTATCAGATGGTTATAATATAACAGAAACAATAAAGAAATGTCATTGTTCATTTCAAAGAATTTTACCTTCAATTGACAAGATGAAAAAATTAGGTAAACCTGTCAATAGATATGGTAAATTTGTAAATATAGAACATTCAAAAAAGAGAAAATTAGCTAGAATGGAGTTTTTGGATCGTTCAGGAAAAAAGAATTGGAAGACATATATGATGAACAATCCATTTTATTTCCAAGATGTTTTTAACAAAGAATTTTCAAAAGAAGCTGTAATACAAACAGCAAATGAAATGTTTGATTAAGGAGAATAAAATCATGTTAAGTAAAGACGTCGATGTTGTTAATGGGATGGTAAGAGAAAAGAGTGAGGATGCAGACGATTATTCTTATAAAGGAATAAGAGCTAAAGTTTGGGAAGTTGAAAATGGATTTAAAGCTTCTGCAAATGTAAAAGGTAAAAATGTTGAAGCTACTGGATCTACTGAAGAAGAAGTGACTTCTAATATTGAGAAAGAAATAGATAAGGCTATTTAATATGCTATTTACAAACTTAAAAATAGAAAGAGGCAGGGTCACCAACAAAGACCAATCTCCAACAAGCGAAATTATATATCAAGGCTTGCCAATTGTTATTGAAAATGGTGAAGGTTCTGAAAGGAAATGGAAGAATGATGAAGGACAAACTGGCAAAGTGCAGATGTTTTATGCATACGGATATATACAAGGGACAGTGGGAGTGGATGGTGAAGGTATTGATTGCTTCATTGGTCATAATCCTTATGCTTCCAATGTGTATATTATTACCTTAGGCAAAGATGACCATGAAGAAAAAATTATGCTTGGATTTGACAATAAAGAATCGGCCAGGGATGCTTTTTTGGCACATTATCAAGATCAGGCGTATCTAGGAGAAATGACAGAAATGCCTATGCATTTATTTAAGAGCACGTTAGAATTTAAATAGACAGGGAGATAGAAACTAAAATAGGAGGAAGACAGTTATGATACTTAAAGTAAGAAGAAAAAATAATGAATTGGAGACCAATAAAAATCCTGACAATTGGATCTTGATGGATGGATTTGATAGAGTTGATTACCAATTTAGATTAAAAACAGAAAACATAGGTGTAAGGGATAATGTTATAGATTTATTAACATCAAGAGGCATGAATGGGAGTCAAGCTGGAGTCGAACCTATTATTGCTGAAGATTATTTTGATTTATGGCTCTATAAAGGAGATCTTTTGTTAAGGCAGGTTCTTGCACACGGTCCAATTTATATTTTAAATGATGAAGGTAAAACAATAGAAAGAATATAATAGACAACTCCCTGTCTATTAATTAAACAAAAGGTAAATATTAAAATGGCAAAAGTAAAATTTGAAAGAACAGCTACAATGGACAAGAAGGTTGGTGGAGGTCAGACATTAACTCAAGACTCTTTTTCTAATTTTATTAATAAATTAGGATATGGAGCGGACAATCAATTGTCTAATTCCACTTATGCTCTTAATAATCTATTAAGCAGAGATAGAACCACTCTTGAAGCTGCTTATAGAAGTTCTTGGTTAGTTGGTCAGGCCGTTGATGTTGTTGCTGAAGATATGACCAAAGTTGGAATCAATATGTTGTCTCAATTATCTCCTGACGACATTAAGAAATTACAAGTGGCAATGAATGATTTTAATGTTTGGGAATCAATATGTGATGTCATTAAATGGTCTCGATTATATGGTGGAGCCATTGGCGTTATTATGATTGATGGAGCGAAGTATGATCAACCATTAAGATTAGACGCAATTGGAAAGAAAACATTCAAGGGAATATTGGTTCTTGATAGATGGATGTGTGAACCAAGTCTTGAAGACATTGTTGATGAAATGTGTAAAGATTTTGGAAAGCCAAGATATTATAAAATCCATGCTTCTGTTGCAAATGCTCGACTTCCACAAGTCAAAGTACATTATTCAAGAGTAATTAGATTGGATGGAATTAAACTTCCATATTACCAAAAGTTGTATGAAAATTATTGGGGATTATCCGTTATAGAAAGAATCTATGATAGATTAGTTTCTTATGATTCAGCAACACTTGGAGCATCTCAATTATTGTATAAGGCGTATTTGAGAGTTGTCCAGATTGATGGATTAAGAGAGGCTTTGGCTGCTGGTGGCAAAGTTGAAACAGCAGTTATTAAACAATTTAAGTATATCCGACAAATGCAAAATATCGAAGGAATTACAATGCTTGATGCTAAAGATATTTTTACTGGGCATAATTATACTTTTTCTGGTATTTCTGAATTATTAATTCAGTTTGGTCAACAGATATCTGGAGCAACTGGTATTCCATTGATTAGATTATTTGGCCAATCCCCTTCTGGATTTGCTACTGGAGATACCGATTTAAGAAATTATTATGATAATATCAATAGAGAACAAGAGAATAAATTAAGAAATTCAATATCTTTATTATTAGAAATTATGTCAATGTCTGAATTAGGCAAGCCATTACCTGAAGATTTCGAATATATATTTAATTCATTATGGCAGATGAGTGACAAAGAGAAATCAGAGATTGCCACTGCTGATTCTACAACTGTTACTCAGAATTATGGTGGTGGATTATATAGTAAGGAAATGGCTTTGAAAGAGATTTTAACTTTATCTAGAACAACAGGTAGAGGAACAAATATAACAGAAGAGGATATTGCAAAAGCCAAAGAGGAAGATTTGAGCGGTCCTCCTGCTGGAATTGTTGCAGAGGAAAATCCAGAAAATGTTGGAGAAGAAAATGTTGATTTAACAACTAAATCTTCTGAATTAGCTAAAGAACAATCTGTAAAAGAACCTATTATTGGTAAAGAACAATCTATTAATGAGAAAGAACAAGAATCTCAAGACGAAATTGAAGTTTCTCCATTAAAGAAAGTGGAAGAAGCTATTCAACCTGGATTGGCAAGAATGAAAGAGAATTGGGCCAAAGCATTAGAAAATATAAGAAGTAAGTTTTTTACTGCGGATTAAGGATAAACCATGGGAACGCTTATTGATTTTGAAGAAGCAAAAGAAAATGTTTTAAATAAGATTAGACATAATCCAATTGCTTTTCAATATGATGTTTTACGCAAACAACTTATTTCAATGGGTATGAAAGAAGGTTCTGAAGCATTGGCATCTGTAATAGTTTTTGTTGGCATGAATTCCAAAAGGCCTGTAAATAATAAATTTTATAATCCAATTAAAAATGAATTTTATCTCTGGGAAAAATAAATGCCTCCAAAAAATAGAAATAGAATATTTAATTATACTTTAACAAAAAGAATAGAAGATCAATATGGTAAAGATCTTTACAACGTAAGTCGTGAAGTTGATCGTATTGTTAGTTCTTTTATTAATAAAATGGATAAAGGAACAGACAAAGTTGAAATTGAAGATGTTGGAGATTTAATTGATAAGCTTCAAGAGTATTCCAATAAGATACAAGGTTGGGCAGAGAAAACAGCAAATAAGATGGTTTACAGCTTAGAAAAAGAAGATGTAAAGCAATGGCAAGAACATTCTAAGGCAATGTCTATTTTGATGAAAAAAGAATTAACAGAATCTGATATGAAAAAGATTCTGGAAAAATATGCGCAAGACAATATTAAATTGATAACATCATTGCCAATAGAAGCAGCACAGAGAGTACATGATATAGTTTATAATAATTTGACCACTAGTAAAAGAGCAAATACTGTATTTGCTGAAATTATGAAAACTGGACAAGTAACAAAATCAAGAGCCAATTTAATTGCCAGGACTGAAACAAGTAAAGCCGCAACAGGATTAGTAATGGCGAGATCGTCCTCTATTGGTTTGGATTGGTTGGTGTGGCATAGTACGGGAGGCGTAGGAGGAGACGGCAGGACAAGGCTTGCACATAGAAAGATGGATGGTGTTTTAATGAGGTGGGACGATCCACCTAATCCAGAAAAATTATTCCCATCAAAGGGAGTAAAATCATATGGAAATTATTTGCCTGGTTCTACTTTTAATTGTAGATGTTGGTGTTTCCCTATCATATCTTTATCTGATATTCAATGGCCAGCACGTGTTTATATGAATAATAAAATTCAATTAATGAATAAAAAACAATTTTTAGAAATAGCAGATCAAGAATTTTATAAGAGAGCAGTATGAAGATGGGAAATAAGATAAAATATATATTTGTTGATTTATGCGAATGTGGTTGTAATCAATATGCAAAACCAGGGAATAGATTTATTGCTGGGCATAATAGAAGAGGAGAGAAGCAATCAGAAAAAGAAAAAAGAAAGAGGGCTGTTTCTTTATCTAAATCATGGGCTACTGATTACGAAAGGAAAAGAAGGCAATCTGAGAGAATGACGGGGGAGAAAAATCCCTTTTATGGAAAATTTCATACTCAAGATGCAAAAAATAAAAATAGAAGTTCCCAATTAAAAAGAAATGAAGATATAGAAGTAAGATTAAAAAATACAGAGAGACAATTAGAATATTGGAAAAATCATCCTGAAAAGAAAAAAGAAACCTCAGATAAAATGAAAAAATTATGGCAAGGAAAAGAATTTCAAGAAAAATGGAGAAAAGGTATGAAACCTGTTTATGAAAGTATAGAAGTGAGAAATAAAATTGGGGAGGCAAGTAAACGACTTTGGAAAACAGAAGATTATATAAGAAAACATTCAGGAGAAAACAATCCAAATTGGCAAGGCGGAATTTCTGGAGAACCTTTATATAATAGAGATTGGAATGAAGAATTAAAGGAAAAAATTAGACAAAGAGATGATTATCAATGTCAAGAATGTTTTACTATCCAAAGTAAATTAAAAAGAAAATTACATATTCATCATATAGATTACGATAAAGAAAATTGTGACCCAAATAATCTTATTTCTTTATGTCATTCTTGTCATGTTAAAACAAACAATAAAAACAGAGAAAAATGGATTGAATATTTTAAATTAAAGATATTTAAAAAAATAAATAATATATTGATAAGTTATTTACCAGGATATGAATTAAATAAAAATGCCGCATAGGAGGAAATAAAATGTTATTGCATGACTTAAAAGATGTAAAAGGTGGGAGAGTAATTACAAAAGATGTTATTAGCAAGGATGATGAGAATATTCAAATTCAAGAATTAGAAAAAAATAAATCGGAAGATTCCTCCGATATCCTCACTCAAGATCCACTCGTAGAAGGTTCAAGCCAAGAAGCAATTAGTAAGAATATAAAAACTGAAATGGAAGCTGGCAAACCACAGAAACAAGCAGTAGCAATCGCAATGGAGAATGCTGGCGAGTCGAAAGATTCCAAAACCAAAGACTATTCTCCTGAAGATAGAGCTTATAATGAAGGAAGACAAGCGAAGGAAATTAGAAATTTACCTATAAGTGCAAATCCTTATAAATCTTCTCCAAATGATCAGAGGAAAAATGCTTGGGAGATGGGATGGCTTGAAGCAAATGAGAAATTAAAAACTGGAGACACTGACATTATTATTAATGTTGTAGAAAATTCAAATGAAGAAGAAAGCGAACAATCATTTGAATCACAACATTACAATGGTTACAATATCAAACAAATAAAAGAAACAGGCGAGTTTGATATTTATGATTTAGGTGGAGCAATTATTGGTCATACGGCAACATTGGAATTGGCAAAGATATTTATTGATAACAAAGGCAATGCAATTGTAGGACAAACAGAATAATGGCAGATGAAGTATTACCGGCAAATAGTGAAAGAGCAGGAGATTATTCAAGGGCAAATCCAAAAGATCAACCCTTGAAATTTCTGCATCAGGATGGTTCTGTTACTGAAACGCAACTTTTTTCTCTAAAATAGGAGCTTATTCTTTAACTGCGATAGCCGGATCAAGCGAAATTTATTATACAAATAGCATTATTAAGTTTGTGATAAATGGATTGATACTTCATCAAGTATCAGCTTCTTTAGCATCATGGACAAATACATTAGCCTTTCATGGATTTGCAGATAGTTTAAATTCGGCAATATTAGATTCGTCAGTAACATTTAACGCAAGAACTGCTTCAATATATAGATTAGGAAAAATTGAAACACAACCAATTTATTATAATATAACTGGAAATGCAGCAACTCATGTTTTAAAGCTTGGACAAGGGATTTTGCATAAGATTATATATAATAATACTTCTGGAACAAGTTTGCAGATAATAGATAATGTTACAGGAACAACTCCATCTATTGGATTGATAACCACAGCATCTGCTGCTCTTGGTGTTTGGGATTATTATATTCCATTCAATACTGGACTTATTATTATAACAGTTGGTAATGGGTTAGATGCAACGATAGTTTATGAATAAAAATAATAAATTTTACAGCCAATAAAAAATCTTTTATATAGATAAGGTAAAGTATTTTATGAGCCAAAGCACGAAGAGAATAATTAAAGTAATAAGTAAAATTCTTAAATTTGCTGCAAGTCAATTGGATGTTTTATTAAAAGAGGAAGAGGAAATGAGCAAAGGACCTACAATAGAATAATAAAAATTTTATATTGATGCTTTTGCCTGTGGAGTCAAAAGCTAAACAACCGTGAGAAATCCCTGTTGAGTGAATCTAAAAAAGATTTATTTAATAGGGATTTTTTATTTTTGGAAAGGTAAGATGGGAAGATTTTATATTGAAGAACAATTATCGGAGCATATAGGAGAGACTCCAGAAGGGTTTTTAATTTGTTATGATGTTCCTGTTGCTAAGGTTGGAGAACAAACTTATAAAGCAGATGAAGTCCCTATTGAGCCAGGCAAAGACGGATTGGTTATTATAAAACGAAGAGAAGAAGAAGTGTTCAATCCGGATGCAATTAAATCATTTGAAGGTAAGCCATTATGTATTGACCATCCGGATGAAATGGTTACACCAGAGAATTGGGGAGATTTAGCTCATGGCTTTATTACGAATGTAAGAAGAGGAGCAAAAGAAAAAATAGATTTGCTTGTTGGAGATATTGTTATTACTACAAAAAAGGCAATTGAATTAGTTAAAAATGGAATGAGAGAATTATCATGTGGATATGATGCAAATTATGAGCAATTGGAAAAGGGGATTGGAATTCAAAAGGATATCATAGGAAATCATATTGCCCTTGTTATGCATGGAAGGGCTGGTCATAGATGTGCAATAGGAGACAAAGAATGTACCAATTGTGGGAAATGTAATTGTGGTAAAAATATAAAAGATAAGGAGGATGAAGACGCTATGAAGTTTAAAGACAAGTTGCAAAGAGCTTATCATAAACTCATTAAAGATGCAGATTTTGAAAAATTGCCCGATGATGAGAAAGCTAATAAGCTTGCAGAGGTGGGAGTTGATGCCATTGAAGAAGAAATTCCTAAGAAAGAAGAAAAACCAGTTATTTCCGCAGGAAATAAAGCTGGAGACGAAGAGGAAGAAGTGGTTGTTCCTGCAACTCCCGCAGGTGGTGAAGTTACAATTGCTCAGTTAAATGAAACAGTAAATCGCCTTATTGGAATCATTGAAGCTTTTGTAAAATCGGCATCTGCAATTGGTGAAGGGCTTGATTCTAAGTCCAAAGATGAAGAGGAAGTCGTTATTCCTGCAAAGAAAGAAGAGAAAGTTGAAGACGAAGATCCGGATGAAAAAGAAGAGCAGATGAAAGCAGATGCTAAAGATTGTGATTCAATTTGGAATGACATTGCTTATCGTGCTGATATTCTTTATCCAGGAATAAGATTGAGCAAACCAACAAAAGATCATAAAGTGGCTTTGAATAAGTTGATGAAAAAAGCTCTTAAAGAGTCTTTTACAACTGATGCAGAGTCTGTTTCGGTTTTTGTCAAGCAAGATAGAATTGATACTCTTGATGGTGAAGCTCTTAATATGGCGTTTATGGCTGCGTCTGAAGCCATAAAAAACAAGAATAACAGATTCGTATCAGATTCAATTGTAACAAATACGAAGACTGTTACGAATGATATTAGAAGTATCCAGGAAAGAAACAAAAAGTACTGGGGAAAAGACAAAAAATAAATTAATTTGATGATAGGAGGGAAAAGATTATGAGTAATGCGTATTTGTATAGAATGGGTTCTGGATATGCTGGTGCTATTTCCAGAATTGAAGCTTTGGTTGCTGAACCAAATTTGATTGATGTTGATACTCCGCCTACGGTTTTCGGAATTCCTGTAAAATTATCTTCTGGTAAGATTACATATTGTACCAGCAGTGATACTCCTTATGGATTTTTGATTCGTCCATATCCGACACAGTCCGCAACCAGTGAAGCAATAGGGACAGCAACTCCTTCATTGACTCAGACTCTCGATGTAATGAGAAGTGGTTATATGCAGGTGAAAAATACATTAGGCACTCCTGCAAAAGACGGGACGGTTTATTTCAATACATCTACTGGTTTGATTCAGGCATCTTCGGTTGGTGGTACTGCGATTACTGGTGCTAAGTTTATGGGCACTGAAGATTCAGATGGTATTGTTGAAATTGCATATAACATTTAATATTAAATTTAAAGAGAAGGAGGTTAAAAATCTATGTTGACATATGATAAATATACAATTGATAGTACTGGTGCTTTCCTGATTGGAGAGCTTGAAAGATTGGATCAGACTTTGCATGATCCACTTTATAATGTAACTTGGGGACGTGATATTGATTTGCGTGAAGATGTAAGTATCGCAGATGAAGTATCTAGTTTCACCAATAGTTCATTTGGAACTCCTGGTGCGCCAAATTCAAGTGGCAAGAATTTCATCGGTAAAAATTCCAATGCAATTCCTGGTCCTCAGCTGGACATTGGAAAAACAAGTTCTCCTTTGTATCTCTGGGGAATTGAAATTTCCTATACCATTCCTGAATTGCTTTCTGCTCAGAGAATGGGACGTCCTGTCGATGCTCAGAAATATGCAGCGATGCAGGTCAAGTATCAGATGGATATAGACGAGATGGTTTATATTGGAGATTCTGACCTTGTTAAATATGGTCTGTTGAATTCTACTGCGGTAACAGCTTCTAGCGTTGCTACTGGTGCGTCTGGTTATACGGAATGGGTTAATAAAACAGCAGATGAAATCTTAGAAGATGTTAATTCTTTGATTTCAACTAGTTGGGAAACTGCCGCTTATGCAGTTTGCCCTTCTAAGCTTTTACTTCCTCCTGCACAGTTTGCATATATTACCAGTCAGAAAGTTTCTACTGCTGGCAATATTTCTATTTTGCAGTTCTTGGAAGATAATAGTATTGCGCTGAAGATCAATGGCAAGAAACTTGACATTCAACCTTGTAAGTGGTTGAAAGATCGTGGCGTTGCTGCTGGTTCTCCTTCTGCTGCAACTGATCGTATGGTGGTTTATACTCAGGATAAGAATCGTGTACGTTATCCGTTAGTTCCATTACAGAGAACTCCGTTGGAATATCGCAGCATTTACCATTTGACCACGTACTTCGGGAGATTAGGTGTAGTGGAATTCGTCTATCCAGAATGCGCCTACTATGCCGACGGCATTTAAGTTATTGAAATTATTAAAGGAATTAGTAGATGATAATTTACAAGATACAAAATAAGATTAATAATAAAATTTATATTGGTCAAACCAAATATGATGTCTCTGCTAGAATTAGAGAACATATTTCTAGCAGAGCTCATATTGGCAATGCCTTACGTAAATATGGTTTGCAATCTTTTGATGTATCTGTAATTGATTCTGCTAATGATCGAGAAGTTCTTTCCGACAAAGAAATTTATTGGATTTGTTTTTATGATTGCAAACATCCAAATGGGTATAATCATACCGATGGAGGAGAGGGGCTTATAAACCCTTCTATAAAGGTTAGGCAAGATATTAGTAAAACTTTAAAAGAATTTTATAAGAATCATTCCCCTGTTCTTGGGTTTATTGGGCATAATCATTCAGATGCAACAAAGAAAAAAATTAGTTGCTCAGTTAAAAAGATCATGTCTTCTTCTGAAGCCAAGGCAAAAGTAAGCTCTTTTCATAAAGGCAAAGTTATTTCTGAAGAGACTAAGAAAAAAATGAGTTTGTCTAAAATAGGTAAAAAAAGAAAAGATTCTCATTTGTTTTCTGAAAGAATGAAGAAGTATGTAGATTCTCCCAATTATATCAATCCAATGAAAGGTAAGAAAAGACCAGATTTGTCGGAAAGAAATAAGTTAAGAAGCAACAAAATAAAAGGAGAAGAGATATGAAAAAAGTAGATATTAAGAGGATAATGCAAAATCCAATAACCAAAGCAGTTATGAGGCCTGGTATTCATAATTTGCCAGACGAAGTTTTTTCTCATTGGTTTATTCAGGGGATGGTGGAAAATGGCAGTATTGTTGTAATAAATACTGCTATTGTTCCACCTGTATTAAAGCCAACTCAAGAAAGGAAAGTGGTTAATCCCATTGTTGAAGAGATAAAACCTCAAAAAGTAGTTGATCCAATTGTTGAAGAGATAAAAGAGATTGTTAAAGAAAAAGAAGATGTTGTTGAAGTAAAAGTTGAAGAAGTAAAAACTGAAGAATTGGTAAAAAAGACGAGAAAAAAGAGAATTTAATTTCAGCTAGAAAGTCTCTCCTTGCGAGAGGAGGGACTTTTTGTGAAGAGGTTAAATTTAAATAGCGAATCGTAAAAGGAGCCTATCATGCCAGAAAACGAACGTGAATCAAAAAAAGTATTATCAGTAATCTTAAAAACTGAAACGGCGAAAATCTGGGATAACGTGGATGGGTCTCTGGGCTACACTGTTACGCCCAAAAAAATCGAGTTGTCGTTGAGTGATTTTTCCGATTCAACCCAAAAAGAAATTATAGAAAAACTATAACAGGATCTGAGGGCTAAAATCTTGACTGTCACGATTGACAAATTTGAATATGCGACTGATGAAGCGGCTCAAGCGGCGTGGGGTTCTTGCGGTGGTTTAGCTTCAGGCTTACCACCCAACACTAAATTATTTGTTGGCTTTCAGCAATTAGATGCCGTTTTTATAGATGAAGGTTCATTAGGGCAAACTCTCACAAATAATGGCGTTGAATTTGCAGCAAGTGGTAAATATTATGGCGCTGGTGTTTTTGATGGCGGATCAGATAATATTTCTGTCCCTGCGAATGCCGCACTTGATCCCGGCACCGGCGATTTCTGTTTTAGCGGATATTTTTATCTAACATTAGGTACTGGATATTATCACCTGCTAGGGACGATCATAGCGGGTGATTTTATGATAGCACTTAATTATCCTGCAACAAATATAGCAATTGGACGGCATAATATTACATGGGACACAGCCACTAGTTATACATTTTCCTCGGCAACATGGTATCACATAGAAGTTTCAAGAACATCAGGAAGGGTTTATTTTTTCGTTAGCGGTATTAAGGAGGATAATATGCACAGAAATTCATTCAAGAAAAAATGCAAAAGAGGTTTTATTAAAATTAAGGGAAGTATCGGAGATGTTAATGTCGGTATGAGATATAAAATTACTGACC